CTCTCCACCGTTGATCACCCTCGCCATCTCCTCCGCGCTCGCCCGCTGTTTGAAGGTGGAGAGGGTGGACTCGGCGGCTTGGGCGCGTTGGCGCTGCTCGGCGCGGTCGTTGACCATCCAGCGCACGCCATCGAGGACGTAAGCCGCGTTTCCACGGACATCATCACCAAGCGCGAACCAAAGCTTTCGGTCCTCGGCTCGGAAGGCATCGCGTTGCGTCTCGGCGAGCTTCCTCGCTTCTTCCAACTCCCCCTCAAGGGAGGTGATGCGGGCGGCGAGTTCAGCCTGGGCCGCACGGGCGCGTTCTCGGTAGCCCTCTTGGTACTTGGGGGTATGGTAGTCCCACGGACCCGCGCCATCCTGCTCATCGCAGGCGCAGATAGCCCGAGCGCCCCTCTCCACCAGTCCCTCATCTTCTGTCTTTGTGGGCGGGGTCATTGGTCCGTCACCTTGCATCGGAAATGGTCCGGCGTGCCGTGGCTCGAAAGATCAATCGTGTCGAACTTCGCGGGAATGCCGCTCGCCGTGTCAGACGCCCAGCCAGACGGAGCGGCCACCTGCTGCCCGTCCTTGTAAGCCCCGCATTGGACATGGAACGTGCCGTCCGTTTCCGCCGTCAGGAGCCCAGATATTCTTGTGGCATACCCGTCATCGCTCACCCGGACATTGGTGATCGTGACGCCGGGTGGCATCTCGAACACGCCATTCGGCACAGGGGCCTGAACGGTCGTATAGGTGAAGGTGCGTTCGCAGGCCGAGAGTGCGAACGCCAGGGCCAAGAGGGCAATGCGCGGTGAGGGGGTCATGGCTTTACCTGTTCAGAAGGGTTTTGGTTCATCTTGAGACACACCGAAGCTTCTGGGGCCGGGGCCTCATCGCGGAGGGTCATGACTTCGGCCTTTGCGAGCGAGCCACGGCGGCGTCGTAGCGCCTTAGCGCGCGGGCCTGCTCTGCCTTGCACGAGCCGATGATCCGTCGCGCCCCGGCGAAGCCGTGCGGGCTTATCAGGCTGCTCTCCATCAGCACCAGAACTGCGGCGAAGATATTGAGATCGGTGTGGGCTGCGGCAGCTTCTTCGATGGGCAACTTCGCCATCAGTCTTCCTTTCCAGAAGGCTCGGCGTCAGCCTGCGATCCGTGACGCGCAGCGTCCGGTTGGCTTGGACTGGCGTATGAGGAACCCCCACCATCAGCGAGGACTGGGGGTACGGGGAGAGGTTGCCAGTGGGTGAACCTCGGGCGATGCACATACATCCCCTCGTGGCGGTATTGATCGAGCCGCCAGCAGTTCTCGGCAGAGTCCCACCACGCGTCAGCCGTCCGCTTCCAGCGATCATTCTCCGGCCAGTACCCCCACAGGTCGATCTCCGTCCCATCCCTAGGAGCCGTCTCGATGGGTCTCCATCCCTCTTCCGGCTGGACTGGGGGTACGGCTGAGAGCATGGCTCGGTAGATACGGCCGATCTCGTCGTAGCGAAGGCTGTCGCCGTCGTAATAGTCGTCAATCGCGGCTTTCGCAGCCTGGTCCATCTCTTTGGTCGGCTCTCGCGGAACCAGCACCCATCCCTCTTCCCTCAGAGCTGGGGGAATGGGTATGGATTCCCGGGGCTCTGGCTGGCGTTCAGCGGGGCTCGCGGCTTCGGCTCTGCGGGCCGCCTGGATCAGTCGGAGGGCCAAGCTCGGATCGAGAACTGCGTCCTCGAATGGCGGCAGGTGGCGAATGTGCTCCTCTAGAGCGTCAAGATCATAGACGGTACTCATGACCCCTCCTTCACATGGCTTGCGGGTGAGGGGGTGAGAGACAGTCTGATCGCGGCCAGTGAAAAGACCCCGGTGCAGGCTCCGGACCCCAGCAAATGGAAGGCATTGAATAGCGTATCCGTGTAGTGAGCCGCCACAAGTACCGTCAGGGCTCCGAATACACCGGCCCCCGCCGCGACCATGTACGTGGCGAATATTTCCCTACCTCGTTCACTCATGGGGTTTAGCCTCCGTGATCAGGGCCCTCTCAGCGACTTCCCGTAGGCGGCTCACAGCGCGTGCTCCCCGGACAGCCAGTCGGTGAAGTGCGCCCACAGGAACAGCCAGCCGGCGTAGAGGAACCAGGGGGCTGTGAACACCGCGACGAGCTTGACCAGCATCATGCCGCGATCCCCTCGAAGAAATAGCCGACCGGCGCGCTGAGCGCCTGCGCAAGCTGCCAAAGCCGCACGGCCGAGATGCGGTGGATGCCGCACTCGTATTTCTGGATCTGCTGGAAGGTCACGCCGGCCACGGCCGCCAGTTGGGCCTGGGTGAAACCCAGCATGCGCCGGCGCCTGCGGATGCGCCGGCCGATCAACAGGGCAAAGTCGTGCTCCGCGGCCGCGGGGACCAGGCCGAGCGGTTGATCCAGGGGTTCGTTGTCGATGTGGTGAGCCAGGGTGTCCATCTCAGGCGTCCCCGTCCGCGCCGCAGTGCTCGCAGTAGCAGCGGCCCTCGCCTTCGATCTCGTCGGTGTCCTGCACGACCCAGCTGTGGCCGCGCGGGTCGGCGCACTCGTCGTCGTCGTCCACGTCCATCTCGTGGTCATGGAACGAGGTGTCCAGCGCTGGGCTCGAGTAGCCGGGATAGGGCCGCCCGGTGTCGGGGTCGATGTCTTGGGGGTCGATCATGATCTTGTCTCCGAACCTCCGTGGTGTGCGAGGCCCAGCGACAATGCCTGAAACGTGGCCGTAGTTCAAGCCGCGGCGCGATGGGCCTCGAGACGCCTGCGACCGGCCTCAGTGACGATCCACGAGAAGTCCTGGCCCTCGCGGAAGTCGCGCCGGTCCGCCTCGATCAGCCCCAGCTTGCGCAGCCGGTCCTTCTCGGCCGAGCGGCGCAGCGGCCCCGGGAACGGCCTGGCGCTGACGGCCTGCAGTAGCTCGAGCTCGTCAGGAGAGAGTGGCCGCGCAGAGCCCGGCGCGCCCATCAGGCGTTCCCCATCGGGATCATCCGCGCCGCGCGGATCTCGGCCATCGTGGCGTTGGTCTGCGCCTGGAACGCTTCGTGCAGCTTGCCCCGGTGCTCGTCGGCGCAGCCCAGCAACGTGCCGTAGACGCTGGCCAGCGCCACCGCCATGCCCAGGTCCGACAGCGGGATGACTTGCACCAGCGCGGTAATGGCGAGGTTGACGGCGTTGACCGAGATGGCGGCGGCGGTCGCTTCCTCGTCGGCGCCGTCGGCGATCAGGGTCATCGGCCGCGCCTCGGCCAGCGCCACCTGGGCCAGCGCTTCGACCATGGGGCGCATGCGCTCGAGCATCTCGGCGGGAATGATCTGGCCCATCAGACGCTCTTCGCGATCAGCAGCACCTGCTTGGCGCAGTCGCTGTAGCCCAGGCTGCGCCCGAGTTCCCGGCGCGCGCCCGGCTCGTCGCCGCGCTCGGCCAACAGCTTCGCCAGTTCTGCGATCGCGATGGCCTGGTCCGCCATGCGCCGCGCGAGATCGGCGAGCATGCCGCGCTGCTGCAGCGCCTGATCCTCGAGCGGGGATAGATCGGTGTTGGGCATTGTCGTCTCCTTGGTGGTGTGCGGCGACGCTACCGCCCGCGCGACGAATAGTCCACAGGCCGAAATCGTGGTACGCGAGTCGTCGGCACGGCTGTGCATCAGCGGGAGAACGATCATGGGTTACGGGCAGGGCAGCGTCGGCGGCTCGGAAATGAACGCGCACAAGGTCATGGCTGGCGCGGACAAGGGCGGCAACTTCGGCGTGAAGAGCGCCTTCACCGGAGGCAATCAGACGCAGAAGGGCGTGCAGTCCTTCGCCGAGATGAACGACGGCGCTCGCGGCGCCGGCCAGAACGTCGGCGGCCGCCAAGCGGCGCCCGACCACGGCGACGCGGGCAAGGATCACTTCACCCGGGGCGGCGGCTACTAGGCCATGGGCGTCTCGCGCCGCGCGCTGTTCGGGCTCCTGGGGGCGGTCGCGGCCGCGCCGATGCTCCCGCGCACGGCGAAAGCCACGGTCGCTGACCTGAATGAAGCGAACCTCGAGGCGGCGCTCACCGACATCGCGATCCGCGGCCGCTACCCCCACACCGCCTACGCCCTGGGTTATGTGATCACTGGCCGAGACGCGGCTGGCCGCAGGGTTCGCGAGCGCATTCTTCACGACCCGGGCGCTGCCGACATGATCGACCGCGGAGGATGGACCTGATGGCCAAGCTCAGCACCAAGAAGCGCAAATCCATGCCGAAGAGCGAGTTCGCCGGCCCCGGCAAGTCCTTCCCCGTCAACGACAAGACCCACGCGCGCCTGGCCATCTCCGGCGCTACGCGCTCAGAGCGCGCCGGGAACATCTCGGCCGCGACCGCCGCGAAGATCAAGGCCCGCGCCCGGCGCAAACTCGGCAAGAAGTAGTGCGCGACCTCCCCGCCGACATCGCCGCCCAGGTGCTGCCGCCGCCCAAGTGGTTCACGATCCACCCACACCTCAACAACACCGGCCTAGCGCTGCGCTGGGCCATGACCGTGCAGACCCCCAACGGACCCCTCGAGCTCGAATACGGCCTGCCCATCCGCTCCGGCTCGGCCGGCGAGATGGCGCAGCTGACTGAAGCCCTGCGCCATAGCGCCTGGCAGATCATGGAGCTCGTGCGGCTGCATCAGATGCGCCTCGTCGACTTCGCCCGCGTCGATCGCCACAGCAAGCGCCCCGCCCGCGGCCGGCCCCTCACCGACGACGCGCACAAGATGCTGGCGGACGTCCAGGCGGCGCACCTGGCGCGCACCGAGCGTGGCCAGCGCGCCCTTGACCAGATCGTAGCGGAAACAGCCGCGCGCACCGACTAAGCCATGACCGGCATCACGCTCCTCCTCGACGGCGAGGCGATCCCCGTCACCAACCTGTTCGACGATGACGGCGATCCCGTCGAGACCTGGGAGGAAGCCACGATGTTCGTGGCGGGCCCGCTCCCCAACGGCCAGTGGATGAGCGCGCCCGTCGCCGAGTACCGCGTGAAGCGACTCGACTAGCGCGACCACGCGAACCTCGCTACCACTGCGCCACGCACCCAGGAATGGCGCGCCCAGGCATGAAGAAGTCACGACGTCCCAAGGTTCAGCCGCTCCCTGCGCGGGAGAAGGGCGCACGCAAGGGCCCCGCCAATGGCGCTCTTGCCCAGGCGCAGATGCGCGAACGCTTCGTCATCGAGTACCTCGTAGACCGCAACGCCACGCAGGCAGCGATCCGTGCCGGCTACAGCCCCAGGAGCGCGCACGCCCAGGCTCACCGACTGTTGAAGAGAGATGACATCCGCGCCGCGCTCGCCGCCCATCAACAGCGCGTGCTGCAGCCAGTGCTCGACCGCTACGCCGCGGAGGCCCCGCAGATCCTGCACGAGCTCGCCCTCCTCGGCATGTCGAACATGGCCGACTACGGCGCCGTGGACGACGACGGCCAGTTCCTGATCGACTTCTCCGAGAGCACCCGCGACCACTTCGCCGCCATCCAGTCCGTGAAGACCAAGCGCACCGTGCGCTACCGCGGCGAGGATCGGGAAGAGGACGTCACCACCGAGTTGCGCCTGGCCCCCAAGCGCGAGGCCCTGACCGAGCTCGCCAAGATCAGGGGCATGCTCAAGGACGGCGGCGACGTGGTCGTGCCAGTCCGGTTCATCACCATCTACGGCGCCGGCGGACCGACGCCGGAGCCCTACCCGGATGAGGAGGAAGCGGCATGACGTATCGCAAGGTGGACAAGCTCACCCCGAGCCAGACGCACGCGCTGCTCGACGCAGAGATCGCCTACCTGCGCGCGGTCGAGCGCGGCCTCATGAACCTGCCCGTCACGTTCTCCGAGAAGGATGGCGTGCTCGAGGCGTCGATCACATTCAGCGTCGGCGTGGACTTCGGCATCGCCGGCCGCGCACTGGCGCGTCACCACGCCAAGATCGCTCTCGGCCAGGCGATCGCCGGCCTGGCGTCCAGCTGTCCGCAGGAGGAAGCAGCGTGACCAAGCGTCCCCACTTCAACCACGAGAACACCTGGGCGCCGGTGCGCGACGCCGCCGAGTACAACGAGGACCCGCGCGCCTGGAAAGCGGTGGAGCTCGCCATGGGGTCGCAGTGGGAAGGGCGCGGCATCCCGAGCCCTCGCGACACCACCGCCTGCGTGTTCATCGCGCTGCGCGAGGCGGGGTTCAAAGTGGTGAAGGCGGAGTGAAGTTCCTCGCCGCCCTCTTCTACGCCCTCGCCATAGCCGGCGGCCGCGGCGACGTGCTCGACCACCTGGCCGTGGGCATCCTGGTGTTCCTGGGCGTCGTGTGCACCCTGCTGGCGATCGAGCGAATCGTGCAGGATGCGGTGCGGCCGGTGAGGAGCGCGTGGAAGGCGCCGGGCTGGTTCGACAGGTGGAACGACGAGGGACCGCCAGCGGACCTAATGCGCCCTCAAACGCGAGAAGAGTGGGCGGCGGACCTGCTCAACCACGCATGGCCGCCGCGGCACTTCGAGGAGAAATCATGAGCGAAGAGGTCAAACCCCCGCTGCACCACAAGCCCAGCCCGGGCCTGATCCGCGCCGAGGTGTGCGGCAACTGCCTGTTCGGCGTGGCGATCCCCGAGGACCTGAGCCTGGTGACCTGTCATGGAGTTCCGCCCACCCCAGCAATCTTCGGGATGACGCCGAATGGGCCGTCCATTCTGATGATGCGGGCCAGGCTGCCGCGTAGTGAAGCGGGGTGCGCTCTGCACCGGGGCAAGCTGGTGCTGGCGAGCTGATGCGCCGCGCGCCGAACCGTCGCCCAGCCTACGCCACGCTGGCCCAGGCGCAGAGCGGCCGCCACTATGCCAGCCACGTCGACCAGCCCGAGGGCGCGCAGTACGACCTGATGCTCGTCGATCATGAGACGATGGACCGCCAGCTGCACGCCTGCGATCCTGAGACCGCGCGCGGCGTTCCCAGCACCTACGACTACGTCGAGGGCGTCATCCGCGTGTGGCCGTGGCCGGCGGAGGGTTGGCAGGTCTGGTCGGGCGTGAGCGGGAAGGACGTGACGCCGTGAGCGGGGCCGATCGAACCCGGCGGCGAAACAATCGCCTTGCCGTCATCGCCGCTATCGAGCGCGGCCGCGCCCTGGCGTCGTGGGCCGTCGTCACTCGCGGGCTCGAGATGCTACGCCAGGCGCCCGCTATCAGCACCCGCCAGCGCGGCCGCTGCTATCTCTGCGGCCTCGAGTGGTTCGCGCGGCCTTCCAAGACCACGCAGCGCCTGCGCACGCGCGACCACGTCTTTCCCCGATCGGCCGGCGGGAAGGGCGACGCGAACATCCTGCTAGCGCACGACGGCTGCAACCAAGCCAAGGGCGACCGCTGGCCCAGGCCGTGCGAGGTGATCTACCTGGCCGCCATGTACGCCGCCCCGCTCAACCGCCAGATGGTGCACGCCATGCGCGTCGCGCGCATCCGCGCCGAGCGTCGCGTCGCATGACGCCCCCCGCCGACGGTGGCTGGCTGCCCCAGGAACCGCTCAGCCCCGCCCGCTACAACGACATCCCCTACGACTACAGCCCCGTGCCCACGTGCCAGGAGTTCGCGTGCTCCAACGCGCCCATGCGCGGGCTTATGGGGCCGTTCGGCTCCGGCAAGTCGACCGCCTGCGTGGTGGAGATCACCGCGCGCGCCAGGCGCCAGCGCATCGGGCGCGACGGCATTCGTCACAGCCGATGGGCGGTGATCCGCAACACCTACCGCGAGCTCGCCGACACCACGATCAGGACCGTCTTCAGCTGGCTGCCGCCGCATCATTTCGGCCGCTACATCGAGAACAAGCACAGCTACCAGATCAAGGCGATAGAGGGCTGCGACATCGAGATCCTCTTCCTGGCCCTGGACCGCCCCGACGACATCAAGAAGCTTCTATCCCTCGAGCTCACCGGCGGCTGGGTGAACGAAGCGCGCGAAGTGCCATGGAGCGTCATCGAGGCGCTGCAGGGGCGCGTCGGGCGCTACCCGGCGGTGAAGGACGGCGGCGTCAGTTGGTCGGGCGTCTGGATGGACACCAACCCGCCCGACACGGACTCGAAGTGGTACGGCTACTTCGAGGAGCGCAACTGGCTCAAGAGCTTCCGCAAGCTGCAGGAGAGCGGCGACATCCCGCGCGATATGCCGCCGGAGAAGTTCGCCCGCATCTTCAAGCAGCCGGGCGGCCTCAGCCCCCGCGCCGAGAACCTGGTCAACCTGCCGGGCGGGCGCAGCTACTACGCCAACCTCTCCGTCGGCAAGGCGCGCGAGTGGATCAAGGTCTACGTCGACGGCGAGTACGGCTTCGTCGTCGAGGGCAAGCTGGTCTATCCCGAGTACAGCGACCAGATCCACTGCCAGAAGGCCGATCCGATCGAGGGCATCACGATCGAGCGCACCTGGGACTTCGGGCTCACGCCCGCCTGCATCTTCAGCCAGAAGCTGCCCGATGGGCGCTGGCTGGTGTTCGACGAGCTCACCAGCGACAACATGAGCGCCGACGAGTTCAGCGACGAGGTGCTTGAGCATTGCGCCAGCGCGTTCCGCGGCCGCGCGTCGTTCGATGACGTGGGCGACCCGGCCGGGGAGATCCGCGTGCAGACCGACAAGAAGACGTGCTTCGACATCCTGCAGGCGAAGGACATCATGATCCGCGGCGCCATGACCCAGGACCCGCAGCTGCGCCAGGAGAGCGTGCGCAAGCCGCTGCGCACCCTGGTGAACGGCGAGCCGCAGTTCATCCTGCATCCGCGCTGCCGGGTGACGCGCAAGGGCTTCATGGGTGGCTACCACCGGCGGCGCCTGCAGGTGCCTGGGCCCGAGCGCTACAGCGCCACGCCGCAGGACAATATGTACACGCACCCCCACGACTGCATCCAGTATCGCGCGCTCGAACACTTCGCGCCGGCGCTGGTCAGCAAGCCGCGCGACGAGATGGATGACTTCTTCGTCGACCGCTCGGCCTACGGCGACGATCCCACTCGGGATCCGAGCACCGGGTATTAGGCCCGCCGCCCGCCCGCCGTTAGGCTGCTGAAAGCAAACAGGAATGATCCAAAAAAGGGCCATAAAGGGTCCATTTTAGGCCCGCCGGTCGCCCGCGTCTTGACAGCGACGCTGGGCGCGCGTCTTCTCCCGCAACACCACAGGAGACGACGATGGACAATCAACCGAATTTCTTCGACGTGCTGGGCCACTTCGTGGGCGCCCATTGGTGGCAGGCGGTGCTCGCGATCGTGCTGCTCTGGGCGTTCAACGCCTGGTTCGGACCCGTCTATTCGGTCTGGCAGGCGCACAAGGAAGGGCAGGCCGATCTCGCCCGGGCGCAGAACGATTCCAAGGTGCAAGTGGCTGAGGCCGCTGGGCGTCTAGCGGCGGCCGAGGCGAACAAGCAGGCCGCCATCGTGGAGGCGGAAGCTGTCGCCAAGCAGATCGAAATCATCGGCCAGAACGTCAAGGACCACCCGCTCTATCTGACGTGGCAGTGGGTGAAGATGATGGAAGAGCGCGATGGCCAGACCATCTACGTGCCGACGGAGGCGAACCTGCCCATCCTTGAGGCCGGTCGCGGCGTCACTCCGGCGAAGGGGTAAGCGACCATGACCCCTCTTCAGCGCATCAGCGTGTCGACCGCGCTCTTTGCCGACTGGCTGCGCGCCTACTGGCCGCTGATCGCCATAGCGTTCCTGCTGGGCTTCGTTGGCGGCCTGGCGATCAGCTTCGCGCCGGTGCAGCCGTGAGCACCATCTCCGGACCCGGCATCATGGTCGAGGGCGAAGACGTGCCGCTCCTGGTCGCAGGCGTCGTCGGACTGCTCGACGCCTTCATGGAGCATGCCGAGCTCGTGCATCCGCAACCCAACGCCACGCGAAAAGAGCGGCTCATGAACGCCATCTCCTCGGCGGTGCAGGTCATGCTCTGCGAGTTTGGCCCGATGGACGAGGGCGAAGCCGAGAGCGCGGCCATAGTGGTCGGCGCCGCCCTAGGCGCCGTCATGCGCGACTCCACCGTGGAGATGGCCGAGGGCATCGCCGCCGCTTTCCCCGGCTTCCTGCGCGGCATGGCGATGGCCTATTCCACGCCGATCGAGAGCATGCGGAGCAACCCCCAATGACCGCCAAGCTCTTCATCCGCGAGGTGGGCGAGCGCGAGTTCGTGCCGCACAACGGCGAGTACGAGACGATCACCGAGGCCGCCCAGGAGGGCGAGAAGCTCTGCACCCAGGGCAACGTCGAGGCGTTCGAGGTATGGGAGCGCGCCGTCGCCAAGGTGCGCGTATGGGACCTGAAGGACATCACCGCATGACCACCGACCAAGCTTTCCATCTCGCTGAGGGCGCGCTGCTCCTGGCCGCGCTCGTCACCATCCTGGGCCTGGCGGTGCTCGGCGCGTTCCACATCGGAGAGATCGTCTCGGGCAAGCGGCGCACAGAGCTCGAGTACGCGCAGAGCCTGGCGCGCGCCGCCGCCGAGAAGTACGGCCTCCCGCGCGGCTGGCGGCCGCTGCCCGACCTGATGGGTGCGCTCAGCCAGATCGACAACGCGCTGACGGGGCTACGACGCACGAAGCCCGGCGAGATCACCGGCGGACCCTGGATTGACGAGGCGCAACACATCACGCCCGAGATGATCGGCAAGCTGACGCGGCGGCGAGAGCACCCCAACATCAAGCCGATCGAGCCGCGCCGGTGAGCTACGTCCTGATCCTCGCGCCCAGCGCAGCGGCCCGTTGGCCGGCCGTCATCGGCGGCTATCTCAGCGAGGCCCAAGCCGTCGCTGCCGGCGAGGCTGCGACCATGACGCCGATGACGCAGCAGGGGTTCGAGGACGCTGGCTGGGGCATGAACTCGGCGCGGACACCCCTCGAGCTCTGGCTCTGGATGATCTGGCGCGACAGGCCCTGGGTCGCCTTCACCGTGATCCCCGGCGGCATGGGACACGAGGCGCAAATCAGGCCGGGCGAGTTCTTCCGCGTGTCGGCCGAAGAGCTCCGCTCGGTGATTGGCCGATGACTGACACCCGCTGGTATCTGCGCCGCGGCAAGTTCCCCGGCTGGGTCGAGATCCACCTGGCCGAGCGCGGCGGCCTGCAGCGCGGCCTGCGCTGGACCTTCTTCGGCACGATGGACGTGGCGATGCGTGCCTATTGGCTCGTCCAGATCGCCGACGCCCGCGAGCACTTCGCGCGAATGATCGCCCAGGCCGACGCGCCACCCACGCGCCTCTACGACCCCTCGGAAGCCGATGGCCCTAGATGAGGACATAGCCCGCGTCGCGGCCATGCGCGGCCAGAACACCGCCGAGGCGCTGGCGAAAGCCGCGCGCCTGGCCCAGCCCGACCTCAAGCGCGATATGGTGGCGCTGATCCTCAAGCCCTCGCCCGACGAGCGCCAGGACATCCGCTGGTTCGATATGCTGCCCCCGGCCAGCCGCGCGTTCATCCGTGAGTGCGAGACGCCGCTGTCCTCGACGTGGTGGGCCTGGAACCTGCACGAGAGCGGCTACCAGGAAGACGAGCTCATCAAAGCAGTGCAGTATCTGCTGAACACCACGGGAGACAGACGATGAAGTTTCGACGCTACCGACCCGGCACGGGTGACGGCGCAAAGCGCCAAGGGGAGTTGGATCGGACCCGGAACATGCGCGGCCCCACCGACTCGATGTCCCGCCAGCGCACGCGAGCCCGCCAGCGGCTGTTCGCCGACAGGAAGCCCCGCCCCAGCGATCCCCTCCGCAAGCGCGCCCGCGTCTCGACGCGCGTGATCCTCGAGGCCAACTACAAGAGCTTCCGATGACCGAGCAGTTCAACCACCGCCTGCCCGTCGACGGCCCGCGCCCTCGCCGCGTGGTCGACATCGCCCGGGCGAACGCTGCGCTGCGCAAGCACTTCCGGCGCCTGGACTTGCAGCGGCCCATTCACCCGCTCTACGCCGAGGCGCGCCGCGTGGCGCCCGCCGGCACGTTCGGCTACGGCATCGACCACCGCGGGCCGTGGGCCCGCGTCGGTGATGCCACGGCGCGCGGCAAGACCCTCGAGGCGGCCCTCGAGGCGGCCCTGGCGAAACACAAGGAGACGGAATGATGGCCAAACTCCCTGACCTCACGCCGGTGAAGTCCTCGATGATGACGGGCTACGCCTACGACCCGAACACCCGCGACCTGACCGTCCAGTTCACGTCCGGCGCGGCCTACAGGTACGCCGACGTGCCGGCCGAGAAGGTCGAAGCGATGGCCGGCAACAAGTCGATCGGCGGGTTCTTCATGCAGAAGATCCGCGACCACCATGCGAGCGTGAAGCTCTAGGAGACGCCATGATCGACAGCCAGACCGACAACATCGGCGAAGACATTGAGATCGTTGCCGCCATGTTCCGCGCGGACGGCGAGCCCACGGCTGGCCAGAAGGACGCGGCGGCGCGAGTGGTGGTTCGGACGCTCATGGACATGATGTCCGTCGCCGCGAGCCTGCGGCGCATCGCTAATGCGCAGGAGCGACTGGCCGCCCAGAAGGAAGGCGTGTCGACCATCGTCTATGAACGACCTGGCGGCGCGGGTAGCGGAGGGCCCGCCTGATGCCCTGGACCCCAGCCCAAGCCAGCCAGAAGACCAAGAAGGCCAACACCCCGAAGAAGCGCCGGCAGTGGCGCGACGTGGCCAACGGTGTCCTGGCCAAGACCGGGGACGAGGGCCGCGCGATTCGCGAGGCGAATGCGGTGGTGCGCGGCAAGACGGCATTTCCGAGGAAGCGGTGAGCGAGCGCAGCCACATCGACGCGGTCCAGCACATGACCAAGGCGTTCTCCCTGGCCATGACGGTCGATGAATACGCTGCGCTGCCCGACCGCCAGGCCGTCACGGCGGCGGTCGCCGGCATGCGCTACCGTGACAGCGCCCATCCGCGCCTCGTGTTCGCGTGCGTGGGCCCAGGCATCGACTGGCACCGCTACTGGTGGGAAGCCTACCCCTGGCATGCCCGATGAGGCCCGACCTGCGCAAGCTCTCCGATGACGACTACCGGGCGATCTACCTCTCCCGCGAGTCCGCGCCGGTGCTCGCGCAGCGTTACGACGTCGGCGTCACCACGATCACCCGCATCTGGGCCCGCGAGAGCAAGGCGGCGCTTGTGGCCACCGCCGATCTGCCTCGCCGCCAACGCCGGGCGCACCCCAGGCTGTCGCTGTGGTCGCGACGGCGCGCGGTCAATCACTACGGCGAGACGCCGTGACGCCCGAGCCCCACCAGGTCGCCATGCGCGACGGCCGCCGCCAGCGCCGCACCATCAACATCGCCTACCTGGCCCGCGAGCCGCGCTGGATCGTGCGCCACCATCAGCGCACCGACAGCGAGTGGCTCAACCCCGTCGAGCCGGACAATCCATCGCGCGGCTACAGCTACCACGAGCCCGCGCTCTACGAGTGGGTCGACGACGCTGGGTGAGAGATTGCGCCACGCCCGGGCATCACGGGGGGACGGTGCAGTCCAGGAAGGACTAAGGGCGTGGCGCACGCCCTGTTTGCCACACCCCCGCGGCGCGCGCTACTGAAAGCGCATGATTGCGCCAACGACCGTCCCCGTGGAACGCCTGCGAGAGCTGTTGTCATATGATGCAGCGACAGGAGTGTTACGGTGGCGCATCTCCTGGAACAATCGCCGAGCCGGTCAGGTCGCGGGCACGGTGAACACCAGGGGCTATCGCCGCATCAATGTTGACGGCGTGTCCGTGGCGGCGCACCGCGCGGCGTGGGCTCTAAAGACCGGGGCATGGCCGGCGATGGATATTGACCATGAGGACGGAGTGGGAGACCACAACTGGTGGATCAATCTACGCTTAGCCACCGACGAACAAAATCAGGCTAACGCCAGATTGAAGAAGACCAATACTAGCGGCTTCAAAGGCGTCTCTCGCGTAAGGTCCGGTAGGTGGCAAGCGAATATCTGGTACAAGAAGCGGAGCATCTATCTGGGGCGCTTCGACACGCCCGAGGAGGCGCACGCGGCCTATCTGAAGTCAGCCCGACTACTTCGGGATCCTCTATTTGTGAGGGCAGCCTAAATGGCCTACGTGGACTCGAGTATCGGCTCTTCCGCCCTGGCCGCGGCCGGCCCAGCCCCCGACGACGATGACCTCAACCAGGCCGCCGGCCCCAATGACGACGAGCTCGAGGAAGACGAGACTCAGCAGCGCACGCCCAAGGAGCGCGACGCACCGGCGGGATCGCTCCTCGAGCAGCTGATCGACAACATCGAGGACATCAACCTCGCCCGCTACCTCGAGGACGCCGAGCTCGACACCATCGGCCAGCAGTGCATCCGCGAGTTCGATCTCGACAGCACCTCGCGCGCCGGCTGGGAAGAGCGCGCCATCGCGGCGATGAAGTTCGCCACGCAGGACGCCGTGCCCAAGACTTCGCCCTGGCCGGGCGCGTCGAACGTGATCTATCCGATGATCGCGCGCGCCGCGATCGACTTCGGCAGCCGCACCTATCCGGCGATCGTCCAGGGACGCAACGTGGTGAAGGGCGTCGTCTGGGGCGATGACGATGGCACGCCCGCCACCAAGGACAGCCACCCCGACGGCCAGCCCCGGCTGAGCACGGGCGCGCTAATGGGCGGCGCGGCGCCCGCGCCGATGGCCGCAGCCGCCATACCCCCGCCGCCGGCGCCTGCCCCGCCGATTGGCGCAGCGCCAGGCCAAGGCGCACCTCCCGGACCGCAGCCTTCCGAGCCGGTCGAGCCGCTCTGGCTGGTCGCGCCCGGCGAGAAGCAGAGGCGCGCCGACCGCATCGGCGAGCACATGAGCTGGCAGCTTCTCGAGGAGATGCCGGAGTGGGAACCGCAGACCGACCTGGGCTTGCACCAGATGCCGGTGTGCGGTGGTTTCGCGCGCAAGAGCTTCCATGACCCGCTGCTGGGCCGAAACCGCAGCCTGCTGGTTTCATTGATGAATTTGGTCTGGAACTACCACGCTCCCAGCTTCGAGCTCGCCCCGCGCCACAGCGAGAAGCTGCTGGTCTACCCGCACCAGATCACCGAGAACGAGCGCTACGGCGCCGACGAGCCTGACGACGACGAAGACGCCGACGACGGCATGTGGATCCACTACGATTACGGCCCCGGCGGCGCCGGCGAGGGGATGCGGTTCAACTACGACGACGCGGTGCAGAGTGGCGACCAGGCCGACCCCGATGCGCCGCACTTCTTCATCGAGCAGCACCGACGCCTCGACCTCGACGAGGACGGCTACCCCGAGCCCTACATCGTCACCGTCCACCACCGCTTGGCCAAAGTCGTGCGCATCGTGGCGCGCTACGACCGCGAGGGGATCGACGCCTCGGAGGACGGCAACACGATCAAGGCTATCCAGCCGGCCGACCAGTATACGCTCTACCCGTTCCTGCCGAACATCGACGGCGGCTCGCACCCGATGGGCTTCGGCCACCTCATCAAGCCGCTGAACCACGCGATCAACACGACGCTGAACCAGATGTTCGACGCCGGGACGCTGCAGAACGCGGGCGGCGGCTTCATCAGCGACCAGCTGGGCATGCCCTCCGGCCAAACGCTGTTCCAGGTGGGCAAGTTCGTCCGCGTGAACGCCAAGGGCGGCTCGATCCGCGACGCGATCTACTCGCCCGACTTCAAGGGCCCCTCGACGGTGCTCTTCCAGCTGCTGGGGCTGCTGATCGGCGAGTGCAAGGAGCTCGCCTCGCTCAACTCCGTGCTGCAGGGCGACGCCCAGATCGCCAACGCGCCGCCGACGACGATCCTGGCGCTGATCGAGCAGGGCCTGAAGGTCTACACCGCCATCTACAAGCGCGTGTGGCGCGCCGAGAAAGCCGAGCTCGCCAAGCTCTATCGCCTCAATCGCCTCAACATGAAGGACACCGAGCGCTACCTGGCCGGCGACGTGGCGCGCGAAGTGACGAAGGAAGACTACCGCCTAGGCGGCGGCGTGACCCCGATCGCCGACCCGACCATGACCACCGATATGCAGAAGCTGGCGCGCTCCGAGATCCTGATGATGTTCAAGGGCGACCCGCTCGTGAACCAGGTCGAGATCCGCAAGCGCCTCTTCCAGGCGGCGAACATGGACCGCATCGACACGCTCTTCGTCCAGCCCGACACGACGGCGATGCAGATGGCGATGCAGCAGCAGCAGGCGCAGCTCGGCCTGACGCGCGCCCAGGAGCTCGAGCACCAGACGCACGCCTTCCTGAACATGGCCCTGGCGCGCAAGAACGCCGGCGCGGCCCAGGAGGCGCAGATCGACGCGCAACTGACGTTCATGCGCCTGCGCATCGAAGCGCTGAACGCCCAGACCAAGGCGGCGGGTGTCGACCACAAGTACCACGACACCGCCGTGCGCGCGGCGTCCGACGACCTACAGCGGGCGCACGAGCGCTCGATGGCCGAGGCAGCGGACTTCCCGCAGGCGACGGCGCCCTCCGAACCGGGGCCGGCCGTCAACAAGCCCACGCCCGGTGGTGAGCCTGGCGCCGCGCCGCCTGCGCCGCCGGCCGCCGCGCTCCCCGCCACCCTGCAAACCCCTCAGGAATAGCCCATGGCCGGCTTCGACCGCCCCGACACCGTCCTGCTCGAGATCAATCCCCAGGAGTGGATGCTCTGGCAGCATGGGCCCATCACCGCGGCCTTCCTGCAGTTCCAGGACGACCAGATCGCGGTGTGGCGCGAGCTCGCCGCCGATCTTCTCGAGGCGGGCGCATTCCACAGCGGCGAGACCCACGAGGACCGCAACCCCGACGTCGTGCGCGGCAAGCTGATCGCGATGCGGAATTTGCGGGGAATCACTCTTGAGGCCATACAAGGCTTCTACGGCAAGGAACCGGCCGAAGCTGAGGAAGAGACGTAGGCATGGGAAGTGCGGTTGGCGGCGCTAAGGCAGCCGTCGTCACAGGCTCAGCGGCGGCCGAGATCGTCAGCACGATCCGAGGCGCCCAGGCCGACTACATCCCGGCCCCCTGGTCGGGCGAGAACACCTCCGGCCTTCGCCCCTATGGGCGCAACATCCTCGTGCGCATGGACGAGTGCTCGCAGACCGTGGGCAGCGTGATGATTACCGACGACCGCAAGGAGCGCATGGACGCCATGAGCGTCACCGGCTGCATCTACGCGGTGGGCCCCGAGGCGTTCCACTACTTCGACAACGGCCGTCCCTGGCAGGGCGACAAGCCCCTGGCCGGCGAGCGCGTCTACGTGGCGCAGTACAGCGGCGTCGTGGCGATGGGCATGGACGGCGGCTTCTACCGGTTCATGGATTACAACTGCCTGGCCGGCGGCTACCTCGACGCCGAGGCCGCGGCCAGCGCCGCCATCGTTCACCGCGTCGAATAGGGAGCCCCCGATGTCCATGACCGACTCCGACGACGACCTGGACGGCGACTTCGAGGATGAGGAGCTCGACCCGGTCTCTGTCGAGGAGCGCGCCAGGGCCCAGGGCTGGCGGCCAATGCCGGCCGATCCGCAGAACCCCACGCGCGACGAGTACCGCGGCGACCCGCGAAATTGGACGACCGCCGAGGAGTTCCTCGAGAAGGGCGAGCGCGAGTGGCCGATCATGCGCGACAACAACCGGCGCATGAGCGAGCGCCTGGTGCGGCAGGGCGAGGAGCTCGAGGGGCTGAAGCGCACCGTCGGCGATCAAGCCGAAGCCATCCGCGCCGCGACAGCCCTGGCCCAGCGCGCCGATGAGCGCGGCTACAAGCGCGCCCGCGACGACATCCTTGCGCGCCAGAAGGAAGCGGTCTCGGCCGGCGACGAGGTGGCGTTCGACCAGATCACCGCCGAGCTCAACGCGCTCGACAGCGCCCGCGAGGATCAGCGCGAAGAGCCGCCGCCGCGTGCCGAGCCACCTCCGGCGCCCGCGCCCACCATGCCGCCCGAGACCCGCGCGTTCATCGCCGCGAACCCGTGGTTCAATGACACGACGCGTCCCTACCTGCACAACGCCGCCATCGAGTTCGAGAAGGGCGAGTCCCTGCGCGACCCCGATGCCACCCTAACCGAGCGCTTCGCGATCGTGCTCAACCGCATGCGCGCAGCCTTCCCCGAAGACTTCTCCGAGGGCGACGAGATGCCGCAGCGACGCGACCCCTTCCGCCGCCGTGCGGCCCCTTCGATGGAGCCGTCCACCGTGCCGCTGCGCCGGCCGCGCCAGGGCGCCTCGCCGATCGACGCCATCGCCGACCAGGAAGAGCGGCGCCAGGCGCGCGCGGCGTTCAACAGCATCAAGCGCGGCATGCCCGAGTACACCGAGGCGGAGTACATGGCGGTCTACGACGACCCCCACGCCGACGTGCTCGACGTGATGAAGCAGCACAGGAAGAAATAGGCCATGGCCCCTCGCCGCGTTCCCGCCGCCGCCCCCGCCGCGCGCCTGCCTGGTGCGCCCGTCGCCGCTTCCGCGGCCGCCACCGAACCGATGGCCGGCGCCAAGGGCGGCGCGCCCGGCAGCGGGTTCTACAGCCCCGAGCCGGATGGCCCGAGCGCCGATGAGCGCGCGCTGCAGCCCGGGGCGGCCGCGGCCTTCCGCGAGCAGGTCCAGCGCGAATCGATCGTGGTTTCCGAGCGCGGCGGCACCGCCGATGTCGAGGTCGCCGGGCGCGTCGCGATGGAGCACAACGACACCGACGAGAGCCTCGCGGAGACCATCGCCAGGATCCGCGCGACGCGTAAGCCGCTGGGCGCTTACAGCCAGAAGCTTGCGCTCGCCCAAAGACAAGGTTATCACCGGCACTGGTTCAACGATGTCGCAGGACGCATCGATGAAGCCAAGGCGAGCGGATATGCCCATGTCGTCGACGCCGACGGCAAGCCGATCTGCAGAGCCGTAGGGTCCGGCCGAGACAAGGGTGTCCTCTACGCCTACGCCATGGAGATCCCCAAGGTCTTCTTCGAGGAAGACCAGGCGGCGAAGCACAAGATGGCCAGCGACCAGCTGGACGCCTTGAAAGGCTCTCCCTTCCGCGCCCCCGCCGGCTCGGCCCAGAAGTCAGACGCAGGCAAGTTCTACGACCCGGTTGAGACAGGCTCAGGCCCCCTCACCATCGAAAAGAGCAACTAGCTCTCGGGCCAGGCGCCCACGCACTCAGGCACGCACGGCAAGACGGTCTTCGCCAAGTAGGGCGGTCATCGTCATCGTTCGGCAACCTTGAGGGCTTCACCGCTATGGCCAACAACAACTCTCCGATGGGGCTGCGTCCCATCACGAACAACGCCGGCGTGACCACCGGACGCGGGCGTCTGGTCTCATTCGCAGCGAACGATTCCAACAACATCTTCCTGGGCGATCCGCTGGTGCCCACCGGCGTCGCCGACGCCTTCGGGGTCCCGATCGTCACTATCGCCACCGCTGGCGCGGCGAACACGATCCTGGGCGCCTTCAACGGCATCGCCAACGGCCCCGCGAAAGCCGGGAACGCCGCCTCGACGATCACGCGGGACCTACCGGTCTACCGCCAGGCGTCGATCCTCAACTACGGCTTCTGCCTGGACGACCCCAACCAGCTTTACGTCGCGCAGGAGGACTCGCTGCCCCTGTCGGCCGGCTTCATCGCCGCGGCGAACGGCGGCTTCACCAACGTCAATCTCATCGCGGGCGCGGGCTCGACCGTGACGGGCTTCTCCGGCTGGCTGCTGGATAGCTCGAGCGACGACGGCAACGCCAACCCCACTTTCCAGATCCGCATCATCGGGCTCCTGCGGGCGCCGGACAACGCCATCGGCAACTACGCCAAGTGGCTTTGCCGGATCAACCTGCCGGCCCTGTGGGGCGCCTCCGGCTACTAAGTTCACCCTCGACCCGGCCCCCTGTGTGTCGCCCAGGGGCTCGGATTACAGCAGCGGCGGCGGAGAACATCGATGGCCACGGTTGGCGGCGTTATCACCACCGGTGCACACCCGAAAGCCCTTTGGCCCGGGATCAAGACCTGGTGGGGCCGGCAGTACGCCGAGCACGACCAAGAGTACCCGATGCTGTTCGACGTCGAGACGTCCGACAAGGCGTATGAGGAAGACGTCGAAATCTCCGGGTTCGGCATCCTTCGCGAGAAGGACCAGGGCGGCGCACTCAACTACGACGCCGAGGTGCAAGGCTCCGTCACCCGCTACACTCACGTGGCGTACGCGGGCGGCTACATCGTCACCTTCGAGGAGCTGCGCGACGACCTCTATGAGGTGGTCTCCAAGCGCCGCTCCGCCATGCTGGCCTTCGCGGGCCGGCAGACGGAAGAGATCGTGTCGGCCGGGGTGTTCAACCAGGCGTACAACGGCACCTTCACCGGCGGCGACGGCCAGTGCATGATCGCCTCGACCCACCCCTCGCTGGTGGGCAACCAGTCGAACCTGCTGGCGACCTCGGCGGACCTGTCGGAGACCTCGATCGAGGACCTCGGCATCCAGATCATGCAGGCCACCGACTACCGCGGCAACAAGATCAGCCTGACGCCGCAGTGCCTGGCCATCTCGCCCTCGCAGTATTTCGACGCCAACCGCATCATCAACTCGGTGCTGCAGAACGACACGGCGAACAACGCCATCAACGTCATCAAGGCGTCGGGCATGTTCCCCAAGGGCATCGTGGTGAACCACTACTTCACCTCGGCCACCGCCTGGTTCATTCGGACCAACGCGCCCTACGGCACGCGCTTCCTGTGGCGCGACAAGCCGATGTTCGACACCGACAACGAGTTCGACACCAAGAACGCCAAGGCCGCCCAATACATGCGCTTCAGCGCCGGTTGGACGGACTGGCGCGGCTGGTTCGGCACGCCAGGCGTCTAGGCGCCTAGCAGGGACGACGGGGCGGCCCCTACGGCCGCTCCTAACCTCTAACCGCAGCCCGCGAAGACCGCAGGCTCAGGAGAACGACGATGGCCGGTACACCTTCAGCATTCTGGGCGCCTGTCCATCGCGTCCTCGCCCGCATGCCGCCCGGCTCGCTTGGTCTCCCGGCCCTGGCCGGGCCCAGCGTCGACTACCTCGGCGCCGGCATCCAGGACCACCGCCTGCCCTACAACACCGCACAGTCCGACACCGGCGCGGGCGTCGTGGGCTTCTACGGGGCCGACAGCTTGGCGCTCAGCTTCATTCCCGCCACCAAAGGCACCGCGAAGATCGTGGCGCTGGCCAACGCCTCGAGCGGTGTGGCGATGACGCTGGCGGCCGCCTCGACCGGGATCACCGTTGTCCCGACCGGCGGCCTGCTCGTCATGCCCAGCCTGAATGTCGTCCCCGCCGCCGCGCTCGTGATCGACGGCAACCCGGCGCTCAAGAAGTTCGGCAACAAGGGCTTCACCACCTTCTACGATCGCGCGAGCCTCGGAGCGCGAGCGCTGTCCATCACGGGCGTGTCGGGCGGCGCTGGCGGCGACTTCATCATCTCGGGCTACGACACCTTCGGCTACCCGATGACGGAGAAGATCACCGCCGCGGCTGGCATCGCGACGACCGCGGGCAAGAAGGCGTGGAAGTTCGTCACCTCCGTCGTGCCGCAGTTCAGCGACGCCCACAACTACAGCGTCGGAACGCTCGACATCTTCGGCCTGCCGATCAAGACGCTGCTCTTCAGTGACAGCCTGATCCACTGGAACGACGCGCTCATCACCGCCAACACCGGCTTCGTCGTCCCCGACGCCACTACGCCCGCCACGAACACCACCGGTGACGTTCGCGGCACCTACGCAGTGCAGGACGCCGCGGATGGCACGAAGCGGCTGGTGATCCGCTGCTGGCCGTCCCTGACCGCCGTGCAAGCCGATCCCACCATCGGGCTCTTCGGGGTCGCCCAGGTCTAGTTCCGCTTCACCCTTGGATGGCCCTGGCGGGCCGGAGAGGACACCATGGCCGACGTCGCCTCAGTCCAGATCATCGAGAACGGCTTCCGCAACGTCGTGCTCAATGTGGGGCTCGTCTCCGACGGCTCCGGGATCACGAACCAGAAGATCTTCGACGCCACCTCAACCGGGGTCTACGGCGTCACGATCGGCGGCCAGGTGTTCTATCCCGGGCTGCACACGAAGATCATCGGCATCGACTTCGACGTGCAGGACCAGAAGTTCCGACTGGATTGGGAGGCGTCGGCCAACTCGCTGATCTTGGCCTACGGCGCGTCGCCCACCGACTTCGCGTGGCACAAGATGGGCGGCATCCCGGTCCCGACCGGCCTGGCCGGCGCGACGGGCTCGATCCTGCTCAGCACGATCAGCCCCATGCCGGACGCCACGCTGAGCTTCATTCTTCGGCTTCGGAAGGACATCAAGCAGTCATGAGCCGGATTCTGGCCCGCCTCGCGGCATCCCTCCTCCTGCTGGTGGCGCTTGCGCCGGCGGTGGCCCATGCGCAGCTGTCGAACGGCAACGTGGTCTCGTCCTGCGGCACGCCGAACACCGCCTACGGCGTCAACAACACGCGCGCGATCACCCAGGACACCACCGGGCTGCTGTGCACCGGCGCTACGTTCACGGGTTCGATCACCGTCACCAACGCCTTTGCGCTCGAGACGACCCAAGTTGTCAACGCAGCGCACCTAGCCGCCATCGAAGCGGCGATGGCCACGCAGGCCGACGTCAACCTGAAGCAGATCGCGGGTGTCAATACCGCGACGGGCGCGGGCACAGCGGCCGGGGCGCTGCGAGTCGAGTTGCCGACCGACGGAACCGGTGTCGTGGGCCTCTCCACCAACACCGGCGCAACCCGGCTTATTCAAACGACGGCCTCGGCGCCGATCACCTCCACCAGCGCCACGACCACCCTCGTCGTCGCGGCCTCCGGCTCTACGAAGGTTTACGTCACACACTACGATTGGGTTTTGTCCGGCGCCGGAACGGTGGCCCTGATCGCCGGCACGGGTGCAACCTGCGGCGGCGGCACGCACTACCTGACCGGCGCATCGGGCCACACGGCGTCTTTCGCCGCCAATGGCGGCATCAGCGCCGGCAGCGGCCTGGGCCCTATCCTCGTCACCGCCGCCAGCGAGGCCGTGTGCATCATCACCACGGGCGCGGTGGACACAGCGGGCTCGCTCTCCTACGCGCAGTTCTAGTCCATGAAGTTCTTGCGATCCCTTCTCATCGGGCTGGCGGCCTGGGCGCTGACCGTCGCGCCGGTCGCAGCGGCGATCACTGTCGCTGACCTCGGCGTAGCTATCAGCGCTTCCTCCGTCGCCACGATCACGATCACCACCGGAGCAAACGATTGCCCGGTCGGAAGCTACGTCTTCGTGGCGCTGGCGGTCGGCAACAGCTCGGCCTGGACCGTCAGCGACGGGCATAGCAACACCTATGCCGCCCTGAATACGACGTACACCACCAACCAGAAGCTCGTCCTTATCTCGGCCAAGGTGACGACCGACGTCAGCCCCAGCTCCAGCTTGCAGATCAACTGGACGACCAACAGCACGCCTGCCGCCGCCGCCATCTGCGTGACCGGGCTGCTTGCCACCACGCCGCTCGATAAGACCGGCGGCGGCTATGACAGCGTGACCACGCAGACCAGCATTACCGGGACCGGCTCCCCCCTGACGACGGGCCCGCTCAGCGTCACCAACGAGATCGTCATCGGCGTCTGGAACACCACCGCCACCTATGGAACCTGGGTAGAGGACGCCAATTTCACCTCCGACAACTTCCCGACCCCAGGCGCCAACCACAACGTCCGCATCGCCCATTGCGTGACGAACTGCTCGGCGACGACCTCCGTGGGCTACGCGCCGACCTGGGCCACGAACCGCATTGTCGGCGCTCAGGTGTGGTCGTTCAAACCTGCCGCGGCTTCCTCTGCCGCTCCCAAGGGAACCTTGCTCGGAGTGGGCCCATGAAGCGCCTTCTGCTGGCCTTGTTCGCGGTCTTCGCGCTCAGCACGGAGGCTTACGCGACAGGCGCCGGCCGATTGCGGCTGGGCTTCATTCCGCCGGCATCCGCGTTGCCAGCCAACCAGACGCTGAACATCGGCACGAAGACCTTCGCAGGCTATGGCGGTTGTAACAGCAGCAATTCCGGCGGCTCGGTTCCCTTCCTCAACATCACCTACACAGGCACGCACGCCTCTTCCTTGGTGTTCTCCCAGGCCGTTCCCGGGAAGATCAGCACCGACACGCGCCTGAAGATCGACAGCCATAACTGCGTGGTCCCGAACGGGACTTACGGCGGAACGCCGACCCTGGCCGTCACCACCGCTACCTACGTCATCACTGACACCTTCGGCGCCACCGGCAACCTCAACGTGGTGGCGGTGCCCAACCGCTTCGACGTGACGAACATCGATCCAGGTGACGGCTCCAACGTGGATACAGCGAGTTGCACCGCGGGCAGCGCCTGCGGAACTATGGTGACGCAATTCAGACTAGTTCTTGAAAAGACCCCAGCGAGCGGCGGCCCGGTCATGGGCGATAGTGTTTACCTGCGCTGCGGGGCCATCATCGACCCTCCGGTCTGGGATCGAGTCACAAGCGCCAACGCAGCAACAGGTGTTGTCACGCCGGGGGACCTCCGGGTCACGCGGCCCCTGGATTCGGCCATGACGAACGCCTACGCCAATGGCGGCTATACGATTTTCACGCTCCCTGACGCCGACAAGATCACCATCACCGACGAGTCTCCGGGCTGCGCCACCATTCGACATATCCGGCTCAGCGGCGCGACGCAGACCGTTCAGGGCTTCAAGTTCCTGAATTTGAACCACCAGCGCGACTTCAACGGGACCAATGGCTTCGCCACCAGCGATTCGATCCTGACCATCGGGCCTGGTGGATCGGTTGCGCAGAGCTTTGTCGAGGTTGCGTCCTCAACCTTCCAGAGCAATTCCGGCGTCGTCGGTCAGCGGGGTCAGCAGGGCATCTACACGACCAGCGTGGGGGTCGGGTCCACGGGCTGCACGACGGCGACTGTCGCCTACCATGACAACGGCGCGGGACCGAACAACGGCTTTGGCGCGACCGCAACCGCAACGATTGACCAGCACGTCGGGGCCGGCAATCCCGGAGTCATCACCGGCTGGGGGCAGAGCACGAATGGCAGCGGCTACAGTCTTCAGGGCACACCAGCTACGACCGCGACCGTCACCAGCGATTGCACAGGCAGCACTCCCACGGCGACGCCGCACCTGAATGGCATGGATCTGGTTTCCGGCATCAGCGCCCTGGGGCCGAACAAGGAACTCTACATCCACGACAACATCTTCACCGATATGTTCGATGGGGTGAACCTGACCGGCAACCTGACCGCCTCCGACAACAGCGCGACAGATTTCTGGATCATCGGCAATACTTTCGAGCGCCCTTGGATCGCAGGAATCCAGACGACCGCAGCTGGCCCGGTCTATGCGGACTGGAATTTCACCAAGAATATCAAATACGCCTCGGGGTATTGGCATCCCGACTGCGAGATTGATCTCTATTCGACTCTTGGCGCTGGCGTGACCTACCAGTTTGGCGAGCGCATCGGAAATATCTGCGTTCGGGCCACTGGCTTGACGACGACGACACCTGACGGGGCTTGGGCAGACTCACAGGGCTGGTTCATGTCGAATCCGGTGAACGGAGGCGTGGCCAATGGCTCGATAAGCGCCACCACTGTTACCTTTACCGCGAACCCCGGCGTCTTGGCCGTCAACAATACAATCACGGGTTTGGGGGTGACGGCCGGGACCGTGATAACGGGCGGCATCAGTCAGTGGAACGGTACGAACGCCTCGGCCACAGTGAACCATTCCCAGGTGATCGGCCCTATCGCGCTGACAGTCGGCAATCCGAATATCATGACCGGCTGTCTTTTCGAGGGCAACATCTACGTCGGCACATTCGCCAACGGGATCACCTTGGCGAGTTGCGATAGCACAGCCGTGGTGGCCTTCAACACCCTAGTTCAGGACCCGGTCTCCGGGATTAAGAACCTGAACCAGCAAGGGGTCGCGGCATCCAGTTCGGCCTCAATCATCAGCAAGTATTCCGGCAGCGCCAATTTCAATGGCCTGTCGGCTTATAACGCCGTCGCAGGCAACTTCTCCGTCTGGACGGGTGGCAGCCCGACTGACCTCTGCAACGTGAAGTCCATCGGTGTTGGCCTAGGAACCAACAAGTACGCGGCCACGTCTCTCGATTTCACGACGCTGACGACTGTGCTGGCGGTGCAGACGGCATTCCAGCCGAAGGCGGCCGGGGACCTCACGCCAACCGTACAGACGACCTGCAATGCCGGGGGCGCCGCCCTCTACAACGCCGGGACCGGTGGCTACTTCGACTACGTCAACCGGGTCAGCACGGCGCCCTTCTAGGAGGACTCATGACCATCCTCATCGCCACGGCTGCCGACGTCATCGTGCAGTTGAAAGCAGCCCAGCCAGGCGACACCGTGCAGCTGGTGGGCGCGTTCGATCATGTGGCGTTGAAAGGCCGTACTTTCTCGCCACCGCTGACGCTGGACCTGTCGAAAGCCACGCTCGTCAACCTGCACCTCGACGCCGCGCAAGGCGTCACGATCATCGGCGGGATGTTCAAGGCTCTGGCCGGGGACTGGCTGGGCGCGCTCTACGTCGGCGGGCATAGCGCCCATGTGAAGGTCAGTGGCGTGACCATCGACGCCTCGGGTGGGCCCGGTGTCACTTTCCGGGACAGCATGGACTGCAGCCTGGAGAGTTCTCGTATCGGCAACGCCCGCGTCAGCGTCGCGCTCCAGAACGTCGACGGCTTCAGCATCGTCGGCAACACGCTCACCTGCATGAGTCTCGACGGGGTGGACATCTATTCGTGCTGGCGCGGCCGGGTCACGCACAACGTCATCTGCGGCTCGCATGCGGTAGACGATGGGCACCGAGACGGCATCCAACTGGCCGACACCGTGGCCGGCACGGCTCCATCATCCGACATCGAGGTGGCCTACAACCTGATCCATGGCGACACCCAGGGCGTCACGTCTTTCCGGCCCAATCCGGGTCATCTGCGCATCTCGATCCACGACAACACGGTAGTCGGTTCTCAGCCGCAGGGTATCGCGCTCTACGACGGGCAGGACTGCGCGGTGAAGAACAACCACGTCCACACGCTGCCCGGCGCGCCCAACCGCGTGTCCGTCAACGTCGTGGGGGGCAATACGGCGGCTTGCGGCAACACGGCCAGCGCAGGCGCCGGGAAGGCGGCATGGGCGGACGGGACGTGCCTTTAGGGCTCGCACAGCAGGGTATGAGGATCAAAGAACAGGTGGGCTTCGACACAAACCTTTTCGCGGGCGGCCTTAGCGGCGTCTTCCGACGTCCACATGTAGAAGCACAAGGCTCCGAATGCCGCGAGGACGGTCACGATGACGATCAGCCTGATCCATAGCTGTAGGTCGATCATCGGGGCTGGCTCTTGGGTTGTCACCATGATTGGTCCTCCTGCGACCAAGAGCATGGCTCGCAGACGGCCCGCCAGTAGGCCCTGAGGGCGCGGATGATCCAGCCCATCACAGGTCGCCCAGAGCGCGGCGCCGCACTCGCTCGCCGTAACTGTCGGGATGCCAATGCTCCAGGCCGAACAGCTCGGCCCAGAGATGGCGGATGAAGTTGAGCATGATGATCTCCTGTGGTGTAGCGCTATAAGTCCAGAGCTCGAGCGCGCGGTCAATTCGATTCGCGCCAGGCACGAAGCGTAGGAGGGCGAGTTGGGGCGCAATCTGCACTACGTCCCCGGCAGCTTCTATCGGAAGGACGATCGCACCGGGTTCCCCAGGCGCGCCGAGGAGACGCGCGAGGAGTGGAACGGCCTGATCGTCGGCACCGACGTGTGGGAGGCGCGCCAGCCGCAGGATCTGGTCAAGGGCGTCAGGGATGACCAGAGCGTGCCCAAGGCGCGCCCGCTGCCCCCCAACTTCTTCGTCGGCCCCACTTTCGTGCAGTTGGCCGACGCCGCGGCCGTGCACCAGACTGTGCTCGACGTGGCCTCGACGGCCGGCTTCGCGAACGGCGACTCGGTCAGCGTCATGCTGGACACCGGCGTCAACTTCACGACCCACCTGGCCGCGCCCCCTGGCGCCGGCACGCTCACCCTGGCGGCGGGGCTGCCCAACCGGGCGGCCGCAGGCAACTTGGTGACGAACAACACGCCGCACGTCCCGGCGGGACAGGAGCCGGTATGAGTACCTCAGGCGTCGCGGATTGGAACCCCGATCTGCTCGGCATCATCAGGGACGCCCACCTCAACATCGGCTCCATCGCCGAGGACGAGAACCCCACCGCGGAAGACTATCAGAGCGGCCTGCGCAAGCTGAACGGCATGGTCAAGACGATCGAGGCGACCGGTTCGCACGTCTGGGCCGAAGAAGAGGCCATCCTCTTCCTGCAACCCCGCGTGAAGCGCTACGTCATCGGCGGCTCGGCGCCGACTGCCGAGACCTCCGACGAGGCCGACTGGCTCGAGCTCACGCTGGCGGCGCCGGCCGCGTTGGGCGCTACCCACGTCACGCTGCAGACCGGCCAGGGTGCGCTGGTGGCCGTCGGCATGCGTCTGGGCGTGGTCGACAACAGCGGCCTGACAGAGTGGTTCACGGTCCCGACGCCGCCGGTGGGCAACGTCGTGGCGCTGGGCGCCGCGCTGCTGGTCGGCGCCGACGCCGGCAACTATGCGCTGGCCTACACCACCAAGATTTCGCGCCCGCTCAAGATCCCCGCCGCGCGGCTGCTCACCCTGAACGGCCTGAACGAGACGCCCATGACGATCCTCTCGCGCCAGGGCTACATGGACCTGCCAGACAAGGACGCGCCGGGCACGCCGACGCAATGGTTCTATTCGCCGCGGCGTGACGAGGGCCTCCTCTACCCCTGGCCGGTCCCGCAGTTCTCAAGCTGGGCGATGCGCTTCACCTGGTACAGGCCGCTGCAGGACTTCCTCGTGCCGACGAACACGGCTGACTTCCCGCAGGAGTGGGTGCTGCCGTTGCAGTGGAACCTCTCGAAGGAGCTCGCGCCCGGCTTCGGCGTCCCGGCGCCCACCTGGGACCGCATCAAGGAGATGGCCGACACCTACGCCATGGTTGTCGTGAGCTACGACCGCGAGAGCGAGCCGGTGCAGTTCGGCATCGACAATTCCACCGGCGCGGGGTGATCCATGGCCGAGATCCTCCTCGCCATCGAAACGAGCCGCAGCCGCGCGCCGCAGCTCAACAACGAGCATCTGCTGAATTGGATGACCGAGCGCCAGCCCGCCGAGGCCAAGGGCCAGGCGCCGCTCTTCGGCTGCGCCGGCCTGACGTTCTTCTCGAGCACCGGCCAGCCGGGCAGCCCGAGCCGCGGATCGCTTCTCTTCCAGACGAGCGCGCTCTTCGTGCAGGGGGACCAACTCTTCGAGGTGCGCGCCGATGGCAACGCCTTCGTCCTGGGCGAGGGGATCGCCGGCACCGGGCCCGTCGGCATGGCCTCGAACGGCCTGCAGGCGATCATCGTCAACGGAAACAAGGGGTGGACTTTCGACTTCGTCAACGGGTTCGAGCAGATCACCTCGCCCGCGTTCTCGCCGGCCGCGACCGTCACCTACATGGACGGCTACTTCCTGTTCGACCACCTGAACACGAACCAGTGGTTCATCTCCGCGCTCTTCGATGGGCGCACCTATTCCGGCCTGGACTTCGCCAGCGCCGAGGGCGCGCCCGGCAACGTCATCGCGGTGCAGCAGAACCTGCAGCTGGTCTTCATCTTCTGCACCGACCACATCGAGATTTGGTACGACTCCGGCGCGGCCTCCTTCCCCTTCGCGCGCTACACGGGCGGGATCATCAACTACGGGACCATCTCGCCCTTCAGCATCGTCAAGACGGACGGCGCGCTTTTCTTCCTGGGCGTCGACCATGTCTTCTACCGGCTGCAGGCGAACGTCCCCATCCGCATCTCTACCCACCCCATCGAGCGCTTCATCGCCGCGGAGCCTGACATCGCGCTGGCCGAGTGCTTCACGCTCACGATCGAGGGCCACAAGCTCATCTTCCTGACGCTGCCGCACCAGGCGGTCACGCTCTGCTACGACATCTCGACCGGCCGCTGGCATGAGCGCGACAGCGTCGATGCGAATTTCATCTCGCTGGGCCGCTACCGGGTGCGCAACGCCCTGGACGCCTACGATACGACCCTCGTGGGCGACGCCTTCGACGGACGCATCGGCCAGGTCGATTGGGACTTCTTCAAGGAGTATTCGCTGCCGATGCGCGGCCTGATCGACACCGTCACGCAGCACGCCGACCGCAACTACCTCTTCTGCCACCGCTTCGAGCTCGACATCGAGGCCGGCGTCGGCCTGACCACCGGCGACGGCTCGGATCCCAAGATCATGCTTCGCCGCACCACCGACGGGGGCAAGACCTTCAGCGCCCAGCAGCCCTGGCGCTCGATGGGCAAGCAGGGTGAGTTCGCCAAGCGGCTGCGCTGGCTGCGCCAGGGCCGCGGCCGCCAGATGGGTTGGCGCCTCGAGATCACCGACCCGGTGCGCCGCGCAATCATCGCCGCGCACGCAGACATCGAGCCCGGGTTCTCCTGATGGCGGCGGCCGCCGTTCCTCCGGCCCTACAGCTTCCTTGGGGCACGACGCCGGAGGGCCGGCCCGTCACGCTGACGCCCACGGCGCTCGAGTTCCTGCAGCTGCTCAGCACGGGCGGCGGCAGCGGCGCCGTCCTCTGGTCGAGCATCATCGGTATCCCGGCCAACGTCACCGCGCTCGCGGGCCTGGTAGGCGGCATCGACAAGCTGCCCTACTTCATCTTCGGCGGCACGATGGCGGTGACGGATTTCACCTCCTTTGGCCGCGACGTGGTCGCCGCCAACTCGGCCGGCGATCTGCTGGCGCTCATCTCGCCCCTCTTCGTCAAGGGCGACCTCTGGGGCTTCGCCGGCGCCAACACGCGCGTACCCGTGGGCCCGAACGGCTACGTCCTGACGGCCGACAGCGTCGCGGCGGTGGGCGTGTCGTGGCAGCCCGGCGGCGGGGGTGGCGCAGCGCCGCCGTTCCATCCCCTGACCTTCTACGGCGCGGTGGAGAACGGCGTCACCGACGACGCAGCCGCGATCACTGCCTGGCTGGCCGATGCGACGCAGCACACCGTCTGGATCGAGGGCGTCGTCGCCAACTCACTCTCGACGCCGCGGCTGCTGAACAAGCGCGCCCAGGGCGTCGGCAACTACCACTTCACCGCGACCGGCGACTATGTCCCGGCCGCCTTCGTGTGGATCACGACATCGCCCACGCGCGGCGTGCTGCCCTCGGGGACGTCCAACTACAACTTCAGCGGCGACCTCAGCCACATCGATGCGCGCTACACGATCCTCGGGCGGCTGATCCCCGGCGGAAACCTGCGCAAGTCGCTGAGCGAAGTCTATTACGAGACGACGATCACGCCGCATTGGGAGCAGTTCAACAACCTCTCCGGCTACTCGGGGGGCACCTGCTTCCTGACGGTGGCGGCGGCGGCGGGCTCCACGGGCGCCACGGTCAATTCGACGGACGGCATCACCACCGGCGACATCCTCGGCTTCTTCGGGCCCGCTGGCTCAATCGCCGAACAGCGCGCCGTCACCGTGACGAGCTCGACGACGCTCACCTGGACCGGCGGCCTGGCCAACAACTACCCGATCCACAATCTGCTGACGCTCGGCCTGCGCACGATGGACCCGATCTCCTACATGGAGCTCAACCACTTCGGCGGCGGCGACGCCTACGCCATCGTGGCGGTGGTCGGCAACGGCTACCAGCGCACCGCCGGCCAGGACCATTGGGTGATGACCTCGACGGTGGGGCTCTTCGGCGGTTCGGCCTCGTTCAGTGGCGACGTGCTCTACGCCACCGGCATCGAGATGCAGTACGTCGACAACGGCCACAACGTCACCGTGATCGCCGACGTCCAGAGCTTCCCGCGCACCAACGACACCCAGGCCCACGGTGTCTATTGGGGGCGCGACTGGTCGCAGTCCACCGGCATCAGCGTCATCACCGGCCTGGCCTGCCCCATCGACTGCTTCTACACCATGGGCGGCTGGGCCCGCGTGGCGTTCGACACCTCGCGCCTCAACCTCATCGGCCAGACCGCCGACCCGGCCGTGCAGCCCGCGTTCCAGACCGCGCTGGGCCATCGCTGGTACATGAACTCGACCGTCACGGCCGGCGGCCGCGGGACCGATCCCAACGGCATCTTCGCGGCCATGTACGGCAACACGCCGGGCGACATCTACATCGGCTCCGGCAACGACGGCACGAGCGACTTCATCGACGTGAAGATCGACCGCGTGGGGGGCTCTCGCATGCGCGTGCGGCCCGACAGCATCAACTTCAACAACGCGGTCAACTTCGGCTCGCAGATCCACGTCGCGGGCAACTTGATCCTGCCGAGCGGCGGCTACTTCCACAACATCGGCGCAGCAGTGTACTGGTTCAACGGGACGACAGACACCCTCGTCGCCCCATAGGAACCCAGGCATGGCCAAGATCGACCTCGACACGGTGCTTCTCGCCGCGAACGGCAAGCCCTTCCCCGCCGCGACCGGCGCTTTCAAGGAAGATGGCGTGACCCCGATCACGGAGGACACGACCCTCAAGCTCATCTGCATGAACGCACTGCTCGTGCCCCAGGCGCACGACAGCGAGACGCCCAACCTGGCGTACCGCCTCTACACCCTGGCCCACCGGATCAAGGACGGCGGCGTCATCGATCTTGACGCCGGCCAGATCCAGGTGCTGAAGCTGCGCATCGAGAAGACGGTGGCGCCCTGGATCGTCGGCCTGACGTGGGACCTCCTCGACAGCCGCGAAGAGCCGGTGGACCTTCCGCCCGACGCGCCACCGCCGGGGACGGGGCAACAGCCGCCCCGCGTGCAGCCTCAGCGCTTGCCTGGCGACGGCTGAGGTTTTGACCGGCGCGCGAGGCGTGCTATCCCAGCGCAAGGCGAAGTCACGGCGCCACACAGTCAGCGAGGCAAGCCGTGGAAGCCCGAGACCTCTTCGAGCCGTTTGAACTTCCCCGCGAGATGGCGGTGTTCCTGACCATCGCCGAGCCCGTGCGCGTCGACGAGCTCCATCTGCGCTCGGCGGCCTCCGGCGTGGTTCCCGCCACGGTGGTCTGGCAGCCCGTCGGCGGCGCGGCCGTCACCTCGACCTACGCCCTTCACCCGGGCCAGACCTGGGACCTCGACGCGATCATCGGGCGCACGCTGGGCCTGGGCGATACCCTCAGCGCCGCGGCGACGGCTTCGCGGGTGACGCTCACCGGACGCGGGACGGTGGGCTCATGATCCGCGAAGAGCGCAACCCCGACTTCTGGATGGACGTCCTCTCCGATCCGGCGGTGGTGGCGGCGATGCGCTATTCGCCCGACCGCGACAGCCTGGCGCAGAGCCTGACGCGCGAGGACATCCTGCCCCTGGCCGCGCAGCACGGCGGGTTCTGGTTCAACACGCTTGACCCCTTCGGGCGCGTCAGCGAGCTGCACACGATGTTCACCCCGGCCGGTTGGGGCCGCGAAGTCCATGCCGCGGCGAAGGAAGCGTTCACGCGCGTCTTCAGCGAGACGTCGTGCGTGCTGATCGTCACCCATGAGGTGGGCGCCAACCCGCGCTCGCGGCCGCCGCTATCGTTCGGGTTCCGCTGCGTCGGGCCGATGATGGGCACCGACACATTCATCGGCGACGCGCGGACGTGGTTGCTCACGGTCGACGCATGGTTCGCTTCGCCCGCAGGGAGGCGTCAATGCCAATAGCCGGTCTCGTCGCCGCCGCCGGAAGCTTTCTCGGAACGACCGCAGGCGCAACGCTGGCGGGCGCGGCCATCGGTGCGGGCGGTTCCCTGATCGCGGGCAACATGGCCGCGAAGGGCGCCAAGAGCGCGGCCACCACCGCGGCCGACACCAACCTCGAGATGTTCAACCGCAACGAGGCGCGCCTGGCGCCCTTCACCTCGACCGGCACTTCGGCGCTTTCCCAGCTGGCGCAGATCTTCGGCTTCGGGCCCGGCGGCGGCGGTCCGAACGCTGCCGCGGCCACCGCGCAGCTATCGCAGTTCCCCGGCTTCCAGTTCGGCCGCGACCAAGGTGTCCAGGCGCTGGATCGCAGCGCCGCCTCGCGCGGGCTGGTGCGCAGCGGCGCGCAGCTGCAGGACGTCCAGAAGTTCGGCACCGACTACGCCATGCAGCAGGCGTGGGCGCCCTACATCTCCGGCCTCGAATACGCCTCGACGCTCGGTGAGAACGCCGCCGCCGGAACCGGCACGCTCGGAACCACCGCGGCCGGGCAGGCGGGCCAGGCACAACTCACCGGCGGCCTGGATGCGGCCAGCGCGCAGGGCAACGGCGTCGCCAACGTCACCAACACGCTGCAGAGCAGCCTGCAGCAGTACGCCCTTCAGCACGGCGGCGGCGCGGCCGGCGGTGGTGTAGCAACACTCCCGGGCGGGGGGTTCGGGATGACCGAAAATTCGCCCGGCTCGGGTTTCTGGGGACCATGAAGATGAAGAAGCCACACATCGCCAAGCCCGCGGTCCGCAAGATGGGCCCCAAGCCGCACATCAGGATGCAGAAGCTGAAGCCGGTCCCGGCCAGCGCGTTCCCGACGGCGGCCGCGGCCTTCCCGCCCACCGCAGGTGCGCCATCGCCCGGGGACGCCATGGGTGCACCGCCCGGGGGCATGCCGTCGGGCGCGGCGCCTGGCGACCTGACGGAGTAGATCATGGCCGGTTCGGGCTTCGGCGACTTCCAGATCAACACGCCCTCGCAGTCGCTGCAGCAGGCGGCGCTGGCGCAGGGCGCGGCCAGCCGTGCGACCCTCGAGGCCGCCACGCTGCCTGACGACATCGCCATGAGCGGGCTCAAGCGCGACTCCTCGACGCTGGCGCTCGCCGACCAGAAGAAAGCGTCGCAGGTCAAGAACGTGGCTACCGACGAGGCGCTGATCGCCAACGCCGCCGCGCTCGCCACCGACTCCGATACCTGGGACCAGGCGATGCAGACCCTGGCGGACAAGGGCGTCGACGAGGCCCGCCAGTATATCGGCCGCTTCTCCACCCAGCTGCAGGGCCGCGTCACGCGGGCCTATAGCGCTGGATCGCCCAGCGCTGCGCTCGCCGCCGGCCTGAGCGACAACCCCACGGGCCTAGGCGGTCCGGAGAGCGGCCTGGCGGGCGCAGGCGCCGCCGAGGGCGCGGGGCAGACCAACGGCGCCCAGGCCACCAACTTCGACCAGCTGTTCGCCGGGCACACCCCGGAGCAGCTGCAGGCTTCGTTCGACCACCTCGAGAAGATGCGCGCGGCGATCACCGCCGTCTCGCAATCGCAGAACCCGGCCGCGGAGTGGGCCAAGCAGGTCCAGGCGCTGGGGATCGGCGACCAGGCGGGCCCCTATAGCCCCCAGGCGTTGCAGCAGGCGGCGCAAGACATCATCCCGGTCGACAACTACCTGCGCGGCCGGATGATGCGTGGCGGCGCGGGCGTGGGGCCACCGAAGATCCCGGCCAAGATCGATAACGTCGGCGGCGTCATGTACTCCGTGGATATGACGGACCCATCCCATCCGAAATCGACGGCGATGACACCGCAGGGCAAGAGTGTCCTCGTCGGCACTGACAAGGACGGCGTGGGCATCTACTACGACTCGACCACCGGCAAGGAGACGAAGGGCTCGATCCCGCTCAACGCCAAGCCCGGCACCAACGGCCAGAAGCAGACCGTCTACAGCCTCAAGCAGGCCGCGTGGCTACAGGCGCACCCCGGCGACACCCAGGGCGCGCTGGACTATGCGGGCGGCCTGAAGGGCAAGAACCTCTCGCCCGAACAAATCCAGGTGGCTGCCACGATGGCTGCATCGCGCGAGCTCGCCGACGCGGCGATGGCGGGGGCGCAGATCCCCGACGCGCAGGCTTTCATCACCGAGCGGACCGCCCAGCTGGTGCAGCAGATCACGACGGCAGGCATAGGAGCCCAGGCGCCGGCGACGCCGCCCGCCAATGCCAAGCCCCAGGAGCGCAGCGGCTATCCGGTGCTGACGCTGCCGCAGGCGCAGGAGGCCGCGAAGAACCCGGCGAATCGCGGCAAGGGTTACTACGGGGCGGACGGACAGTTTCGGAGGTTCTAGGTGAGCGACACCTATCCGGGCCAGGTGGCGCAGCCTCCGGGCGGCGATGCGTGGCCCGGGCAAGTCGCCGAGGCCCCAGCGCCGCGCGGCGGCTATCTCGCTGCGCCGGACTTCAAGGCGGCGATGGACGCCACGTTCGGCGCGGGCAAGTGGAAGGACACCGGCGGCTGGCGCTCGCAGGCGCGCGAGGATCAGCTGCGCGCGCAAGGTGCGCTCACCGTCGCGCCGGGCCACGTCTCGACACACAGCACCGGCACTCAGGAAGCCCCCGGCGCGCATGACATCACCGTTGAGGGGATGACCCCGGCCCAGGTGCAGGCGCGGCTGAACGCACGCCAGCCTGGCCTCTTCCCATCGACGCTGGCCGAGGCCGAGCATGGCGGCCAGGGCTCGCACCTGCACGTCGCGATGCCGGAAGCGGGCGTCTGGCCCGGGGCCATTGCGCCGGATCCTGCACCGAAGGGCTTCCTCGAGCAGGCGGCGCGCAAGGGCGGCTCGCTCCTGGGCGGCGCACTCGAGGGCGCGGGGAAGATCGTCAAGGGCGCAGGTCAGTTGGCCGACGTCATCCCAGGCTCCCACCTCGCGTCTGACATAGCACTCTCGGACGCGGGCTATACCCCGGCTCAAATTCAGGAGGCGACGGCGCACGGCTTTGAGAGCAGCGCTGCACCGGTCGCAACCAGCCTCGAGGTGGCCGGGCAAGCTGTCGAGCCCGCCCAGCGCACGCCGGTTGAATCCTTCCTGCACGGCGCCGGCGAGTTCGTCCCGCCGCTGGCTGCGTCCATGGTCGCCCCGGAGGCGGGCGTCGCGGCCTTCGGCGCCATGGGCTACGGCCAGGGCTACGAGGAGGCGAAGGCAAAGGGCGCGGACGAGGCCACGGCGCGGGCGGCGGCGGCGGGCGAAGCCGCTGTCCAGGGCGCCGTTGGCATCATCCCGGTCGCCGAGCTCACCGCGCCGGTCGCTGCGGTGGTGAAGCGCTGGATCGGGCCCGTCGCGGCGCGGCTGGGCGCGAACGTGCTGGGCGATGCGGGCCTGGGCGCCGCGATGCAGACCGGCTCCAACCTCGTCGCGCAGCAGACCTACGACCCCAACCGGCCCTGGTACGACCAGGTGCCGCAGTCGGCGGCGATGATGGCGGCCGGCGGCCTGGTGCTGCACGGCGGCCACGAGGCGATAGGCGCGGTGAAGGAGCGCCTGCGCCGCGCCGAGACGCCGCCCGGCGCTGCGCCCGCGCCAAGCCTCGACGAGATCCCCACGACGAACGCGATCCGCGCCTACGCCGGGAAGGGTCCCGTCGAGCCCGAGCCTACGCAGCCGGACGCTGAGCGTTTCGCCGCCAACCTCGAGCGGTATGGGGAAGCGACCAGCGGAGGCATGGCCTACCGGGTCACGCGCCATCCCACGAAGCCGGGCGCCTTCACCGTCGATGTGGCCCGCCCCGGAGAGATTGTGCAAACCGTCGCCGGCCTCGGTGGCGAGCCGCTCACCCGCGAGCAGGCCGTCGATGAGGCGCGCAAACTGGCCCACCCGGATGAGCCTTCGACATGGACGCCCGACAAGGAAGCGGCGTTCCAGGCCAAGCAGGCCGCCCGCGCAGGCCCCGTGGCCGTCGGCGACTACGTGCTCTTCGACGCGGGCCGAAACCCTACCCACGGCCGGGTGATCGGCGACGAGGTGGGCGACGGCGGCCAGCGCATGCTCGTCGTCCAGACGCCAGCGGGCCGCGCGGTGGTGCCGGCGAGCGATGCGGTGGTGCTGCCGGGCGACTTCGAGGCTGCGCGCATCCAGCACGGCGCGCCGCTCGAGCAGATGCCCCAGGCGATCAGCGACATCGCGGAGCTGCGCAACGGCGCGCCCAAGGGCTACTCGATCTGGCAGGCGATCCGCGACCTGGGCGGGATCAGGACCAAGACGCCTGACGGTGAGCTCACTGACGCGGGCTCCTACATCACCAGCAACCGCGGGCTGCCGCCGGGCGCGGTGAACAACAAGACCGGCCTCTATCCCGACGATATGCGCCTGGCGCTGCAGGATCGCGGCTGGTTCGGGATCAAAACCTACGACGAGCACCAGCCGACCGGGGCCAACCCGGGCGACAACATGCAAGACCTCCTCGACCTCCTCGAGAAGGGCATGGGGGCCGAGCGCGTCGTGCACCCCAGCGCGAAGGACGCCGACGCGCGCCGCGGCGACCTCGAGCAGCAGATGAACTCTGCCGGCGTGGGCGTCATGACCGAGCCGCTGCCCCAGGCCGCCGCCAAGCTGGCCGCCTGGCGCGGGCAGTGGGTGAAAGCCGACGGCGCGGCGATGGCCGACCTGAAGGCGCGCGCGAAGGACCTGGGCGTCAAGCACGCCGAGGACGTCGGCTATGACGAGCTCCTCGGCGACGTGCTAGAACGCGAAGCGGTGCGCGGCGAAGCCAGCGGGGCGGACGCGGACCGATACGAAGGGCTGATCGATGCCGAGCTCACCCCTGAAGAGCACGAGTGGCTCTCTGCCGCCGGTGCAGGCGCTGAAAGTGAGCTCGGACCGGGCTTCGAGCCTGAGGGCGCTCCTGGCCGCGACCAAGAGCCCCGAGAGGAAGAAGGTGCTGTCCAACCTCCTGCGAGCGCAGGAGGCGGTGGTGAAGATCAGACGCCAGAACCTGCCGAGGCGCCGCCTGCCGTAGAACTCACCGGCGACGAAATCGAAGCCGAAGCTGCGAACATCCTGAAGGCGTGGCGTGCGAGCAAGGAGCGCGCCCTGCGCATCCCGCTGCCGGACGGGACTGAGGTGAGGCTTCATCATGCCAACGGCGAATGGCGGGTGGTGATCGGCCGCTTCGGCGGCAAAGGCGCGCACTTCTCATCGCCCTATCCCACGGAACAGGTGGCGGCCAGCGTCGCGGCCGAGAAGGTGCTTGAGGCGCACCGCGCAGCTGAGGCGAAGGGTGACTTCCCCGGCACGCCCGCTCCCGAACCCACCGCGGCGGCCAAGCCGGAACCAGCCCAGGCGCCCGAGGGCGCGCAGGCGCGCAGGCAGGCGCGCACCAACAAGAAAGGCGAACGCCGGCCACCCAGGACCGCCGAGGAGTTCGAGGACGATGCCGCTGAGGCCCAGGCCGCGGCGGACAGTTTCAACTTCCAGATCGGCAACCACGAGCGCGAGTTCGGGTCTGAAGCCAGCGGCTTCTCCATCGACTCGGCGCGCCAGGCGCGCGCGGTCTATGCCCACAACGCTCGCAAGCTCCGCGCCGAAGCGGCGCGCTTGCGTGGCGAGACGCCCGAGGACGTGCCGGAGTTCGCCAATCCCCAGAGCGAGGGCGACAACTACCTTCACGAAGTCGGCCGCTACGCCCGGCGAAACGAGAAGCAGTTCAAGGGCGCGCCCTATCCTCGGCCGCTTTCGACCCTGTCGCCGGAGGCGCGGGCGCACGCCCGCGATTGGCTGCAGCGCCACCGGGGCGACTATCAGCCGCTCTACGGTGAGTTACTGGACGCCGATGACGGCAACGGACCCCCCGGGGGCGCGGCCCCAGCCGTCGAGCGCCAGGACATCGGCGGCGAGACGGTGCAGCAGCAGCTCTTGGCCGGCGGCGAGCGCAGCGCCCGCCAGGCCGCGGCTGCCCGCGCGGGCCCACTGCACGCGAAAGTGCCCCAGCAGGAGGCCGGTGGCCTCTTCGGCGCCCCGGAGCCGGAGAAGGGCGACCTCTTCGCCACGACGCCGCCGATCCCCAAGGGCGGCGTCCCCAGCGGCCAGAAGCCCGCGGTGCCGATCGACGAGTCGGTGACGCCTGAGTACATCGTCGACCTCGAGAGCGGCCGGAAGTTCCGCTCGCTCAAGGCGCATCTGCGCAACAACTACAACTTGAGCCCCGAGCAGTACCGGGCGAAGTGGGGCCTGCCCGACGACTACCCGATGGTCGCGCGCAACTATCAGCGCGCCCGCGAGCAGCTGGCCGCGCGGATGGGGATTGGCGGCGGCGAGAAGACCGCGCGCGACAAGATCCTCGAGCGCCTGGCCGACGCCGAGGAGACGCTCGCCCAGCACATCGACACGAAGGGCGACGCCATGGAGCGCGTCGTCAAGGCGCAGAACGTCCAGAACCGCTCCACGGACCCGAAGGAGATCGCCGCGGCGAAGGAGCGCGAGGCCGGCGCCGCCGACGAGTGGGCGAAGGCGAGCGAATTGGCGCAGGCGGCCGAGAAGGCGCGCGTCCAGGCGAAGACTGACCTCTGGCACCACGACAACCCCGAGCCCCCGGAGCCACCCAAGCCCATCGCCGCCACCCCGGAGGCGAGGGAAGCCCAGGCCAAAGCCGAGACGCCGCCCGGGACCGGCTACGGCGAGAAGAACAAGCTCTTCACCAAGGAGGCGGCCGACGCGGCGCGCAAGAAGCTCGACGAGTTGCGCCGGCGCATGAACAGCGGCATCGACCCCGACATCATCCACGCCGGGATCACGCTGGCGGGCTACCACGTCGAGGCCGGGGCGCGCGAGTTCGCCGAGTGGGCCGACGCGATGATTCGCGACCTGGGCGAGTGGGCCACGCCCTATCTGAAGATGTGGTATAACGCCCTTCGCGATTACCCTGGCTTCGACGCCAAGGAGATGACGCCCCGCGAGGATGTGACCGACGCGGCGATCGAGGAGGCCAAAGCCCGTGTACGGGATAGCGGCGCGGATCTGGAACGAGGTGGCGAAGGAGCAGCCCCTGCAGACGCCTATGGCGCGCAGCCTGTTCCCGCTGGACCAGGAGAAGCTGAACGAGGCCCTGGAAGCGAGGGAGTTGGCCCTGCAGAGCCAGGGGTTCGACCCGAAGGTGGCGTCGGCGTACCTGACGGTGGCGCCCCTCCTGTGGGAGAAGGACGCCCTGGCGACCTACTCGCGGGACCACCCGGGCCTGTCGGACAGCCTGCCGGAGGTGGTGAGCCCAGCGGAAGCGACGTCACTCGCGACGCAGGAATACAGCCTGACCGCATCCCAGCAGCAGACCTTGAACGGACTTCTGACGAGGCCGCCCACCTAGAGCCGGTCAGCGCCGAGGCGCACCCGGACGCCGAGAGCTCCAACGCCCCGCCTGTCCCCCGCGACATCGAAGACGCGCTGCCCACGCTCTTCCCCGAGCAGCGGGCGGACGTGGCCTTCGCCGAGCAGCGCTTCGCGGCCGAGGACGGCCACGGAGTCATGTTCACGAACGGCACCGGGACCGGCAAGACGTTCACCGGCGGCGGGATCATCAAGCGCCTGGCCAACGCCGGGAAGAAGGACGTGCTGGTCCTGGCGCCGACCCAGGGCATCCTGAACCACTGGAAAGAGGCGCTCGACGCGCTGGGCGTGAAGCACCATCTCCTCGAGGGGATCGACACCGCCGGCCCGCTCGGGCGCACAGTCCTGACCACCTACGCCAACGCCGCCAACAACCGCACCCTGGCTGACCGGCCGTGGGACGCTGTCGTCGCCGATGAAGCCCACAGCCTCTCCTCCGATATGGAAGGCAGCGAGACCCGCGCCCTGGCCACCCTGCGGGCGATCACCAATCACCCTGACCGCCTGCGCCACAAGGCCGAGATGCAGCTGCGCGCGGAGGTCGACAAGGTCGATGCGCTCAAGAAGGCGGTCCCCGAGGGCGCAATCCATGGGCCGGCGCACGAAGCCTGGTCGAACGCGCGCGCGGCCCTGGACGAGAAGATCAACGCCAAGCGCGAGGGCCTCAAGGCCGAACCCCGCGCGAAAGTGACGTTCCTGAGCGCCACGCCCTTCGCCTACGACAAGTCGATCGACTACGCCCACGGCTACCTATTCGACTACGGCCCCGAGCCCACCAACCGCGGCTACAACCAGCCGAATGCTCGCGACGCCTTCATGATGCGCCACTTCGGCTACCGGATGCGCGTCGGCAAGCTCACCAAACCCGAGGCCGGCGTCGAGACCGACGTGATGGAGCGCCAGTTCCACGAATGGCTGCGCCGTACCGGGGCGCTGTCGGGCCGCGTGCTGAACGTCGACAAGGACTACGACCGCAAGTTCGCCCTGGTGGACGATGGCGTCGGCAATAGGATCGACAAGGCGCTGGACTTCCTGGGGTCAGACGACCGCTATCAGCCCCTCGCCAAGCTGGTGCGCAGTGCGTTCGACTACCACACGCGCACGAAGCTCCTCGAGGCGATCAAGGCCAAGCACGCCATCCCGAGGATCCGCGCCCACCTGGCGCTGGGCCGGAAGGTCGCCGTCTACCACGACCGCATCCAGGGCGGCCTGACCGACCCGTTCGAGGTACTGAAGCACGTTGAAATCACCGACGAGAACGGTAAGACCATCCCCGGCGAAGGTGCGCGCCGCTACGCGGAGTTCCTCGAGGCCAATCCCGGCATCGAAAAGCTGGGCGAGGAGATCGCCTCCCTGGGCTCGCCCATCCAGCAGCTGACCGCCGCCTTCCCCGACGCGCTCCTCTACAACGGCACCGTGCCGAAGTTGGCGCGCGAGCGGGCCAAGCAGCAGTTCAATCGCGATGGCGCGCCGCCCAACCTCATCATCGTGCAGAGCGACGCCGGCCAGGCCGGGATCAGCCTGCACGACACCACCGGCAAGCATCAGCGCGCCATCGAGAACCTGGGCCTGCCTGGGCGCCCCGTGGCGGCCATCCAGATCGAGGGGCGCATCTATCGTATCGGCCAGGCCAGCGACGCCATCTTCCGCTACCTGAACACCGGCACGAATTGGGAGCGGCATGCGTTCGCCACCAAGATCGCCGAGCGCTCGCAGACCGCCGAGAACCTCGCCCTGGGCGACCAGGCGCGCACCATGCGCGAGAGCTTCATCAACGCCTTCCTGGACAGCGCCGCCTATCCGCCCGCCCGCGGGGAAGGCAAGGGCGGCAAGGCCGCCGACCGCGCGCTGGCCAAGGCGATGACGGAGTTCCAGAAGGCCAAGAGCTACTACTTCGCTGAGGCCAAGAAGGGCGGCCGCCGCGACCAGCGCGAGGGCAAAGACTACTTCGCCACGCCGGAGCCGCTCGGCCTCAAGATGGTGGAGTGGGCTGACATCCGCCCGGGCGACAAGGTGCTCGAGCCCTCGGCGGGCCATGGCGCCATCGCGCGGTTCTTCCCCGAGACGGCCGACCGCGCCCTAGTCGAGCCCTCGCCCTACCTCGCCTCGCGCGCGGCGCTGTCCAGCCCCGGCGCCCACGTGCTCGAGCACCGCTTCGAGGATCTGCACGCGGTCAACAAATACGACGCCATCGTGATGAACCCGCCGTTCGGCCACGCCGGCGCCACGGCGATCGAGCACATCAGGAAGGCGGCGAATCACTTGCGCGACGGGGGCCGGATCGTGGCGCTTATCCCGCGCGGGGCAGCCGACGAGAAGTTCGAGCGGTTCATGGAGAGCCCCGAGGCGAAGGGTCTCTACGAGGTGGCGGACATCAACCTGCCGTCCTCGACGTTCGAGCGCGCGGGCACGAAGGTGAACACTCGCGTGGTGGTGCTCGAAAAGCAGATGACGCCCGCCGGCCGCGACGCGATGGCCGAACACACCCAGCGCGACTATTCCGGCGCCGAGAAGATCGGCGACCTCTTCGACCGCATCGAGCACGCGACGCTGAAGGAGCGCGTGCGCCAGGCCGCCGAGCCCGTCGCCGAAGTCCGCGCCACCCCGGCCGATCGCCGCAACGCCGAGATCGTCGCCAGCGGAACGCGCCGCTTCATCCCCGCCGAGACCACCCACGGCAAGACCGGCGAGAAGCTCTTCGTCGCCACCGCCACCGAGCGCATGGCCAGCGACGAGTACAAGGCCATCAACGCGCTGGCCAAGCAGCACGGCGGCTTCTACTCGTCCTTCCGCGGCGGCGACGCGATCCCCGGGTTCCAGTTCAAGAGCGAGGACGAGCGGCGCGCGTTCATCGACGCGGCCAGTGGCGAGAGCGACATCGCGCCCAAGTTCCAAGTCGAGCGCCGCGAGCCGCAGCACGACCTCTTCGCCGGTGTCGAGCCCCTGACCCCCCGCCCCGCGAAGGGCCCCTTCGCCGAGCCCGCGCCGGATCCTGGCCGCGAGCACTTTGACCAGAACCACGCCGACCTCTACCGCCTGGCGCAGAAGGTGGGCACGCCCGAGCAGCGCAAGGCCGAGGCTGGGCGCCTGGCGAGCGAGATGGGCCAGTTCATGGACTGGACCGACGACGAGGGCATGGCCGCCGGCCGCGAGCCGCGCGCGTCGGACATGATGCGGACCGCGCGCGAGTACGCCCAACACTTCAAGGAGACCGGCAAGCAGTCGTGGTACGACGCCGACGCCTACCATGACCTCCTGCAGCGCTGGTACGAGCACCAGGGCGGCGAGCGGCCGCAGTTCCAGCGCGAGACACCCGGCGCCCGGCCGATCTTCTACTCGGCGGTGGAGCGGTTGGTCGACCAGGCGCCGATGCGTGCCGCCAGCCCGGGTCAGTGGCGCGCGACGCTGAAGAACGCGCCGGGCATCAAGCAGGACGAGCTCAACTGGATGGGGGTGAACGACTGGCTCGACCTCTTCCCCGCCGACGAGAAGGTGTCGAAGGAGGCGGTGGCGGCCTATGTGCGCGACCATGGGGTGAAGGTCGAGGAGAATGTGCTGGGCTCGCAGCCGGGCAACAGGGCGCTCGAAGAAGAGGTGATGCAGCGCGCCAATGCGTCCTACGACGAGGCGCTCAGCGTGGCGGTCGACGACCATATGGACCGCTACCCGGATGACGACGAGGACGCCGTTCGCGAGCAGATTTCCGACAGGATGGACTTCGACCTATACGAGAGCGCAGCCCGCGAAGCGCTCATCCCCGACACCGAGTTCGATCAGTGGCGCCTGCCGGGCGGCGACAAGAACTACCACGAACTCCTCCTCACCCTGCCGCAGATCGACCGCCCCCCCGCGACGCATTGGGACACCGAGGGCGTCATGGCCCACGTCCGCTTCAACGAGCGCGCGGCGCCCGACGGCAAGCGGGTGCTGTTCATCGAGGAGGTGCAGAGCGATTGGCACCAGAAGGGGCGGGATCAGGGGTATGCGCGCGCGCCGGATGCGGCCGAGATTACGCGCACGCGCGATGCCTTCGACAAGGCCGAGCAAGAGCGCCTCGAGGCCGCCCAGGAGATCATGCCGAAGGTCCGCGAGCTTCTGACCCAGCGGATGACCGAGATGCGCCGCGAGTTCGATACGGCGCACGACGAGTGGATGGCGGCTCGCAAAGGCTATGAAGAGGGCAATCGCTCCGTCACGCAGGAGAACGCGGTGCAGCGAGCCAAGCTCGCGACCGAGTCCATCGCGCGCTCGATCACCACCCTGAAGGAGCGGGGCGACTCGATCCTAGATCCCGAATCGGGCGCGGGACTCGTGGCCCAGGCGCGCGCGCTCGACAACCTCGCGCACAACAACACGATCTTCCAGTCCGGCAACCCCATCGCCTACGACTTGGCACGGCTGCGCGAGGCTTTGGCCCCGAAGACGCTCGCGGTCGATGAGGCGCGCCAAGAATACATGCGCGCGCAGGACCCGGGCGGCATCCCCGACGCCCCCTTCAAGACCTCCTGGCCGGCGCTGGTGATGAAGCGCGTCATCCGCTGGGCGGCGGACAACGGCTACGACCGCGTGGCCTGGACGACGGGGGACCAGCAGAACGAGCGGTACGACCTCGGGGCGCACATCGAGCGCATCGGAGTGCTGCCCGCAGAGGGATCGCAAGACGGGAGCCTGCTCGTTCGCGTGCCGAACCGGGTGGCGCGGGTGCTGGCAGATCACGGCGAACCGCTGAACGACTATGCGCAGGGCGACCAAAGCATACGGATGGCGCCCCCGAAGGTGCTTGAGGTGTTCGGCCGCGACCTGGGTGGCCGCATGGTGGCCGAGGCCGATCGCCTGCGCGAAGCTGGCAAATTCGGGATGCATCAGCGCGTGTGGCTCAACGGCGAAGACCTGAACATCGGCGGCGAGGGCATGCGCGCCTTCTACGACCGCAACCTCGTCAACATCACCAACGACCTCATCAAGAAGCACGGGGGGAAGGTCGAGACGGTCAAGGTCGAAGAGCCAGAGTTGCCGCGGCTTCGCGAGCGTCTCCGTAGCGCCCAGGAGGCGCGCGACGTCAGCGCATCGCGCCTCGCCGAAGTGGGCATCACAGATGGCGGCACGATCCAGCGCCGCATAGAAGAGCACGCCGCCCGCATTGCCGAACATCAGCGCGTCGTGGCGGAGGCCGAACGGGGGCTCGAGCAACACGGCTTCGACATCACCGACAAGCTCCGCGAGGCCGCGTCCGGCGGCTTCCCCCTCTTCCGCGTCGAGGGCCAGTCCCACGTCGGCTTCGCCGGCAAGGGCGCGCACCTGATCGCCGACCTCTACGGCATCCCCGCCGACGCCACCGGCCCGCACGCCGAGGCGATCCGCGCCGTCGCTGAACAGATCGCGCGCATCGCGCCGCACGCCAAGGTCAAGGCGTTCGAGAAGCTGACCGACGAGGGCTACTACGGCGCGGCCAACAAGGAAGTGGTGGGCGCGACGTATCGCCGCGGCGCGCAGCACGTCATCGCCTGGTCGCTGCGCACGCCCGACGCGGCGCACACCGGCAACCACGAAGCCATCCACGCCCTGCGCAACGCCGGGTTCTTCGAGGGCAAGGAGTGGCAAACGCTCGAGGAGGCTTCCCTCGACCAGGGCTGGGCCGAGAAGTACGGCGTCACCGAGCGCTGGGGCGAGCTGCCTTGGGATCAGGAGCTCGAGGAGTCGATCGCCGAGCGCTTCGCCAACTGGCAGAAGGGCGACGGAGCCGACCTGTCGAGCCCGGTCAAGCTGGTGTTCCACAAGCTCGAGCGGCTGGCTGGCGCGGTGGCCGGCGCGGTGCGCAAGATCTTCGGCCAGGACGCGACGGCCGAGGACATCTTGCGCCGCATCGCCTCGGGCGAGGTGGGGGAGCGCGCGATCGGCAGCGGCAGCAAGCCCGCGCCGGTGAAATTTCAACGCAAGGGCCAGGAGCCGGACGAGGGGCCCCGCGGCCCCGTCAAGTTCATCAACCGCGTGCTGGGCCATGGCGTCGACGCGGTGGGCCACAAGCTCGCCCGCGCCGCCGAGCGTGCCGTCCCCGATCCGATCCTCGACCTGGCCGACGAGGCGAAGATGGCGCTCTCGCCCATGGGCGCCGGCTCGGCACGCGCCCAGGCCAGCGCGAAGGACTTCGCCAACGAGCTCCGCACCTCGGCCTACCAGTGGGACCGCGTCGACAAGTGGCTGACCAGCCGCTTCAGCGTCGAGCAGCAGAAGAAGATGTGGGAGGCGGCCGACGAGCATGGCGTGCTCCTGCGCCGCGGTATCGAACCCGGGCCCGACGAGGGCCTAAATCGGCTGACGCCCGACGAGCGCGCGGCGACCGAGGAGCTGCAGCGCCGCGCCGACGCGACATTCGAGCAGGCGCAGAGCCTGGGCATGATCAACTCCGAGGGCCTCGAGTCCTACGTCCCGCGCATGGGCGTGGTGATGACCTTGGGTGGGCCCCGCGTGCTCAGCAACGCGACCCCGCGCCAGGCCGCGCGCGGCGGCAACCTCTCCACCACCACCGGCCAGATGCGCCAGCGCAAGTACGAGACCGCCGAGGAGACCGAGGCGGCCATGAAGAAGGCGTTCGGCGAAGGTGCCATGGTCGTGCGCAGCATCCGCACCCTGGGTCTGGCCACGCAGCGGCTCGAGCGCGCCATCGCCGGCCGCGTCTTCGTCAACAAGATCAAGGCCATGTCGGGCGACGCCGGCGCGGACCTCGTCGTCGAGGGGGGCAAGCCCGACGGCCGCGACTACTTCACCATAGATCACCCGGCCCTTCAGAAGTGGGCGCCCAAGCTCATCAAGGACAAGGAGAGCGGCAAGTGGGCGGCCGCCAAGGACCAGAACGGCGACATCACCTTCGAGGCGACGCCTATCTGGATCAGCAAGGAGTTCGAGGGGCCGATGAAGGCGGTGCTCAGCCAGCCCACCTCCGGGCTCGTGCGCGCCCTGGGCGACCTCAAGGGCAAGATGATGAGCGTCATCATGTACTCGCCCCTGATGCACAACGCGGTGATCTGGGGCAAGGCGATCCCGGCGGACCCCCGCGGCGTCATCAGCCTGCAGGCGTACCGCCGCGGCTACCAAGCCAAGAACGATCCCGCCACCATGCAGGAGGCCATGCGCGCGGGCCTGGATCCCATCGGCCGGCGGTTCTTCAACCAGGACATCACCTCGATCGCCGAGGGCCCCAACATCGTGCCCGGGCGCTCATGGACGAGCCAGGTGCTGGCCTACGTGCCCGGCCTCTTCGACCCGGCGGCGGGTGACGCGGTCAAGCGCGCCGTCGATAAGCTGGGCGACGTCTGGCACAACACCTTCCTGTGGGACCGGGTCGCGGACCTGCAGATGGGCCTCTACACCCACATCCGCGACCAGCTGCTTCGCCAGGGCAACACTACCGGCATTGGCGCGAAGGACGCCCAGCGCATCGCTGCCCACTTCGCCAACCGCTACGCCGGCGCCCTGCCGATGGAAGGGATGTCGAAGCTCGCCCGCGAGACGGCAAACCTGCTGCTGTTCAGCCGCTCCTTCACTCTGGGCAACCTCGCCGCCTACAAGGACATCTTCAAGGGCATGCCGTCCGACGTGCGCAGCCAGATCATGATGGACGGCGGCATCGGGGCGCTTGAGCGGGTGCAGGGCGCCGCGCGCAGGAAGGCGCTCAGCATGATGGTCATGGACGTGGCGCTGAGCTATGCGGGCCTCTTCCTGGCGGCGGGCCTGGCCGCGTGGCTGACGCACCAGAAGTTCCAGGCGCCGTGGGAGAACGAGGAGGACCGCCAGAAGCGCTTCCTGATCGGCTACCAGCCCGACGGCACGGCGATCTATGGCCGCCTGCCGACCGGCAAAGTGGGCGAGGAGATGCAGGACTGGCTGACCGAGCCGCGCGAGATCCTGTTGCGCAAGCTGTCGCCCTACGGTCGGCTCCTCTACGCCCTGGCCGCCAACGACAAGGGGTTCGGTCGCAAGCTCTACCTGCCCGACGATCCGCTCTACAAGAATGCCGCGCGCGTGGGGTGGTTCGCCATGGAAGGTGTCGCGCCCGTGGGCCAACTGCAGGGCATGAGCGACGCCGTCACCGGCGCCCAGGACCGCAAGACGGCTACCCTGCAGGCGCTGGCCCCCATCGCCGGCGTGACCATCTCCAAGGGCGCGCCAGGCGGCCCGATCATGAGCGACTTCTACAAGGCCAAGGACGCCCACGACTTCGCCGTCCAGGAAGCCATGCCCGGCATCCGTCGCCAGATCGTCGCGGGCGACATTCCCGGCGCGCGGGCCAAGATGGCGGCGCTCGGCATCGCGCCCAGCCTGCAGAACTTCTACGTCAGGACCGCCCGCGCGCCAGGTGGACGCTTGAGGGGCCGGGCGCTGGCCGACTTCATGCGCTACGCCACGCCAGACCAGAAGGCGGCGATGGCGCGCGACCGGGCCGCGGCGGCGGCGCGCGCGGAAGACGTGACGCCCTAGGGCGCCTGTGCTACCCAAGCCCTACGGCGAAGTCACGGCGCCGACATTCCCCTAGCGGAGATGCTGCCGTGGCGACCGGTCCCAGGTTCTACATGCCGAAGGCGCAGGCGCTGGTCGCCGGAGCGTCGATCCCCGGCGCGCTGCTGAATTTCTATGTCACCGGCAGCGCCGTGCGCGCCGCTACCTTCTCCAACGAGACACTGAGCGTCGCCCACACGAACCCCGTCGAGGCCGACGACAACGGGCTCTTCCCCGACATCTTCCTGAACCCGGCCGTCAGCTACAAGGTGGTCTTCACCGGCCCCGACGACGGCATGACGCCGCCGGTGGAGTTCTGGACCGCCGATCCGGTCGACGAGGCGTGGACGGTCAACCCCTCGGGCTTCACGTACCAGACCTTCTCGTTCCTGACCGGCCACCCGCCCGATTCGCAGCAGACGATCGGCGGCTACACCGCGCTCTATCCCCAGCGCGTGTTCGGCGATTTCGACGGGACACCAGACGGCTTCGTCCAGGCGTGGGGCGAAGTCTACGGCAAGCCCACGGCCGACTTCCTCGTCAGCGTCTACGTCAACTCGATCCTGCTGCCGCCGGTGGGCAGCGTGCTCATTAAGGCGACCACCGGCGTCTTCATCTTCTCCACCGTCTCCGGCCTGCCGATCGACCTCGATGCGGGCGACCTCCTGCTCTTCGTCGCGCCCGTCGCCACCGACGCCACGATCTACAATTTCGCCTGGACGATCCCGATGCTCAATCTCGAGTTCGTGGATGTCGGCGTCTTGGGCGCGGGCGGTGGTGGTGGCGGCGGCGGTGGCGGCGACGTCAATGGCCCGGGGTCCTCGACGGCCGGTCACTTCGCCCTGTGGGCCAACAACGCTGGCACATTGCTGTCCGACGGTGGCGGCTCCCCCGGTGCGCTGGCGTTCCTGAACGTCATCACGGCCAGCTACATCACCGACTTCTCCAACGCCATGTACGCCGTGCTCACCTCGATGCTGGTGGGCTCCGGCTCGGTCACGATCACGCCCAACGGCGGCGCCCATACGCTGACCTTCACCGCCTCGGGCGGGGGCGGCGGCATCACCGGGCCCGGGTCGTCGACCAATGGCGAGATCGTTCTGTTCTCGGGCGCGAGCGGCAACGTCGTCACCAACTCTGGGTGCGTGCCCTCGACCGACGCCAAGACGTTCCTGGCCGCGGCGAACTTCGCCGCCATGCGCGCGGCGCTGGGGATCGGCACAGCGGGGACGCAGAACACCGGCACGAGCGGCGCCAATGTGCCGCTGCTCAGCGGGGCCAACACCTGGTCGGCCGCGCAGACATTCACGCTGGCCCCGGTGTTCTCCGACCAGCCGGGCAGCCGGGCGGCCCTGGGCCTGACGCTCGGCACCTCCGGCGCGACGGTCCCGCTGCTCAGCACGGCGAACACCTGGTCTCTGGCGCAGACCTTCACTGTCGCGCCGATCTTCACGGACCAGTCGGGCACGCGAGCCGCGCTCAGCCTGGGCAGCGCGGCTCAGTCGGCGACCACCGATTTCGAGCCCGCCGGCGCCTATAGCAACATCAACCACCAGACGGGGACGACCTACACCCTCGTCCTGGCTGACAAGGGCGAGCTCGTCGCGATGGACAACGGCAGCGCAAACACGCTGACGATCCCGACAAATGCGTCCGTAGCGTTCCCGGTGAACACGCGGATTGATCTGTCGCAGGATGGCGCTGGGCAGACGACGATCGCAGTAGCGGGTGGCGTCACGCTCAACTCGGCCGGCGCCGCGACGAAACTGCGCGCGCAATGGTCTGGCGCCTCGCTCATCAAGCGCGCGACCAACACCTGGCAGCTTGTCGGGGACATCACCGTATGATGCGGGCGCTCGGAATGCTTGAGCCCCCGCCCTCTGGGGGGTCCGTCAGCGGCAACTATCTCGCCGTGGCAGGCGGTGGATCGGGCGGCGGCGGTGGGGGACCGAATGGCGGCGGTGGCGCCGGCGGCCTGGTCGCGGCGTCGACGTTGTTCGCGGCGAGTTCGACTTATTCCATCACCGTCGGCGTGGGTGGCCCGTCCCCAGGCGCTGGCGGCGGCGTGGGCAATTCTGGCGGCAACAGCGCCATCGCAGGCATTGTCACGGCGATCGGCGGGGGCGCAGGCGGCGGTGGTGGCGGTCCCGGGGTCAACGGCGGCTCCGGCGGCGGCGCGGGCTCGTTGGTGACGTTCGGCACCGGCACTGCTGGACAGGGACACGACGGCGGCACAAGGAACATCAACGGCGGCGGCGGCGGCGGCGCGGGCGCCGTGGGCGGCAATGGATTGCCATTTTCCGCAGGCGCTGGTGGCGCGGGCGCCTCGAGCAGCATAACCGGCGCAGCCGTGACCTATGGCGGCGGCGGCGGCGGCGGCGTAGACGCCCAAACTAGCCCAGGTAGCGTGGGCGGCGCTGGCGGCTCGGGTGGTGGCGGCAGCGGCTATGACGGGGTTGGCCCGACAGCCGCGACCTCGGGGACGAACGGTCTCGGGGGCGGCGGCGGCGGCGGCGGCCTGAGCGCCGGGGGTGGCGCGCAAGCTCCGGGCGCCGGCGGCAAGGGCGTCGTCATCATTTCTTTCGTCACCGGCAGCTGCACCGTCTCGACCACCGGCTCGCCCACCGTCACCACCTCCGGCGGCCGCACAATCTACACTTTCACCGCCTCCGGCACCCTCACCATCGTCTCGATCCCCTAGGTCGGGTGGCAGACATTCGACCCCTCAACCCTGGCACAGTAGCGGAACGAATCGATGGCTGGCACTGTTGAACCCTGGGTAGTGTGGTTGGGCGCGGTTCCGGGCGCGCTGGGGCTTGCCGGGGGCGTGACGGCGTTCTGGCGCAGCGGCGTGCGCGCTGGTCGTCTCGAGCAGAGATTGGCGAACGTGGTGCAGGATCTCCAAAAGGTCGAGCAGGACGTGGCAGACATGAAGAAGCTCGGCGAGACCGTCGCGCGGATCGACGAGCGCACCATGGCGACCGCAACGGAAACGACCGGCATCCGCGGCGCGATGGACCGCCTGGTGGAGAACCTGCTGCAGGAGCGCCGGCCCTTCGCTGATGCGCCCTCGTCGCGGCCCAGGCGCTGAGCGTGGCGCGGGGGCGGCCAGGCGAGCGCGTGCTCTTCGGGATGCTCATCATCGCGGGCTACTATGCCCTGGTGGGCCTGGCCATCATCATGCCGGTGGTCGCGGTATGGGCGCTGCCGCCCGACAAGGTGACGGAGGAACTGCCGACGCTGGCCAACGCTGAGACGGTGGTGCGTGACGCGCTGCTGGTCATCGGCCCGCTGCTGGGCGTCATCGTCACGCGCAGCTGGCGCGAGGAGCGCCAGGCCGATTTGCCAGACGAACCCGGCTCAGGCTAAGGCTGGCCCGTTGAGGGCCTTCCCATGACGACGCAACTCTCTCCGCATTTCACGCTCGAGGAGATGACGGCGACCGACCACCACACCATCGACAACACCGCGCCGCCGGAGATTGTCGAGGCGCTGACCCGGTCCGCCGCGGCGATGGAGTACGTGCGCGAGGCGCTTGGCGCCCGCCCCATCCACGTCAACTCGGGCTATCGCTGCCCAGAGCTCAACACCGCCGTCGGGGGCTCGCCCACGAGCTCGCACATGGACGGCGAAGCTGTCGACTTCATCTGCCCGGATTTCGGCGCGCCGCTGGACATCTGCCGCCAACTCGCGGCCCCCGGAGTGCTGGATGAACTGCCATTCGACCAGCTCATTCAGGAAGGAACCTGGGTGCACATCGGCTTCGGCCCGCAGATGCGTGACCAGGTGCTCACCAAGAACCCCAACGGCGACGGCTACCTCGAGGGCCTGCCGCCGACCTAGGAGAACCCCATGACGCCCACCCAAGCCGCGATCGACCTCTCGCCGATCATCAACAACGTCCTCGTCCCGCTGGTCGCGACTGGGCTTTCCGGCGTCGCCGCGTGGGTGCTGGGTCGCGTGGCGGCCTACTTCCACTTCCAGCTATCCCAGGGCCAGCGCCAGGTCGTGTCGGACGCGATCGACAACGGGATCGCGCTGGCCGTGAAGCGCCTCGGCCCCGTCACCATCAACGCCGATCAGCACGTCGCGGAGGTGGTCAACTATGTGCTGCCCAAGGTGCCGGACGCGCTGAAGCACTTGGGCGTGACGCCCGACCACCTGGCCGAGGTGATCGCCGCGAAGATGCCGGCGCCTCCCGGGACGGTGTCGCTGGCGCCGATCGCCGCCTGATGAACGCCAACCTCCTCGCGATAGCGGCCACCGTCTTCGCGGGCCTCTTCTCGATGCTGGCGGCATGGGTGCAGCGGGCCCAGGCGCAGAGCACTGGCGCCAAGCTCGAGGCCGCCAAGGTGACGCAGACCGCCGCTGTCGTGCAGACCGCCGTGGCCCAAGCGGTGGTCGACGCGCCCACGACGCAGGGCGCCGTCGCCGACGAGCTCGCCAAGGGAGGTTTCTGATGATCCGCTGGCTCACAATCTTCTTCTTCGGCGTGGCGATGATGGCGACGGCCTGCGCGACGATGCCGGCGGTGCGCCAGCAGTGCCTGCCGATGAAGACCTACACCGCCGCCCAGGAAGCGGCCATGAGCCGCGCGCTCCTGCGCCTGGCCCCCGATGATCCCCTGGTGGGCGCGATCGCCGACTATGGCCAGCTGCGCGCCGCCAACCGCGCCTGCGCCTCGGCGCACCCCTAAGAAAAGGACCCCGGATCGCTCCGGGGTCCAGGTTGGGCGCAGCGGGGGGTAGGGAAGCCGCTACTGTGCTGCGCCGGTTATGTCGCTGACCAGGCGCGCCGCGTCGCCGACGGTGTTCACGGCGTCGGCCTGGTCGTCGGCGATCTCGATGTCGAACTCCGCCTCGACGGTCATGACGAGCTCGATCCTGTCGAGACTGTCGGCCCCCAGGTCTTCGACGAACCTCGCCTCGAGCGTCACGTTCTCCGGCTCGATGTCGAGGTGTTCGATGACGATGCGGCGCACGCGGTCCTCGATGGTGGGCTTCAGGTCGATCTTGTCGTTCATGCTGATAACTCCTTGAGCGCGGCGTCGCGCGCGGCGTTGAGCTCGGCCATCGCGGCGTGGTGGCCGCCCCTGTCAGGGTGCGCCTCCTGCGCCTTAGCGCGCCAAGCGTCGCGCACCCCGGTGATGGTGTCGCAGTCGCCCAGGATCTTGCGCCAGTCCCGCACCGCATCGAAGGGCGCCGGGAGCGCCTCGAACGCCTGCAGCGTCTCGGCGGCGGTGGCGACGCCGTGGCGCGCGATCGCCCGCGTCGCCTCGATATGCGCGGCGAGAGCCGCGATGTTCTGCTCGACCCTCGTGTAGGCGTCGCAGGCCATCGCCATCGGCTTGCCGCCCAGCGAGAAGTAGAGGCAGACGCCTGGGTCGGCTGGCTGCGCCTGGCCGCCGCGCGGTGCGCCGTCGAGCCGGAGCTCGAGGTCGGCGCTCAGGAGCGGATAGCGGCCACCCAGGCGCTCGACTTCGGTGGTGAGGCGATCCATCGCCTGGGTGATGGTGATGTCGCGCTTCGTGCGCCAACTGTTGCCGCCGTCCTGGCGAGACGTCGAGAAGTTGCCAGCCTTGCGCTCGTGCTGGCGCCGCCGCGGACGGCCCGGCGGCCACGCCAGCGGATAGCGAGTGGGTTCGCTCACAGCAGTCGCTCCCCGTTCGCCTCGGTGCGCAGCCGCGACGCGATCGCCCGCATCATGCGCAACTCCTTGTCGGCCTTCGTGCGCGTCATCTTGCCCGCGGCGATGAAGCGCTCGTAGGCGCTCTCGCGCATGCGCACCTCGCGCTCGGCGCATTCCGCGAGCTCGGCGGTGGTGAAAGTGGCGATCTCAGCCATCGGTCGTCTCCAATGCCGCCAGTGCGGCGGCGACTTCGTTCCATTGGTCGCCCGCAAACGACCGCTCACCAACGAACATGGTGGTGAGTCGGGGTGCGCAGGCCCAGGCACGCTCGGCGCGCATCCGCACGCGGGGATCCGCGCAGCTGACGTAGCTCGTGGCGTACCCGCCATTCGCACGCTTGACGTGGTACTCGGTGGTGAAGCCCGCGCTGCGCAGTTGCGCCCCGGTCACGGCGCTGGCCTCACGCGGCGCATCTCGATCCAGCCAGCGCGCCCGGCAAAGCCCGTCACGCCGTCAGGATCCTGCAGGAAGCCCCACCGATAGACGGCGTTCATGTTGTCGCCGTCGCGATAGTCCTGGCCCTGGATGGGCGAGCCGGTCAGGTGCTGGCGCACCGGCAGCCCCAGGAAGGCGTAGTCGTCCATCATGATCGTCTGCATCACGAAGCCGCCTTCGCCAGCGCGTCGCGGAACTCGGCCTCGCCGCCCCGCCCCACGACGGCGCCGATCCGCCACTTGTCCTTGTGCGGCCACCAGTCCGCGACGACCTTGCCGTCCTTGCGGATCTGCCAGTGGTAGCGGTCGTAGTTCGCCACCGAGCCGAACACCTCGAGCGCCGTCCGCCACGCCTTCGTCAGACGGAAGACGGGCTTGTCGCGGGGCGCGTCGGGGTCGCGGCGGAACCGCTGCTTGGGGCGGCGCCCGGTTGCCCGGACGTAGGCGGCCGCCTCGGCGCCCGTCATCGGCCAGCCGGGACCATCATCACCGCCGAAGTTCCATTCGCCGGTTTCGGGGTCCATCGTCCCGTCGAGCATCATTTCGGCTATCTCGCCCATCTTAGACCTCCTTCAACTCCGCTTTCCGCGCGTTCATCAGCTTGGTCATCGCCCCGCGGTCGCCCTCGCTCACGCCCTTGTAGGCGTCGTGGCGGATGAAGCGGCCCCACTCGGTATCGACCTCGAGCGGCGTCTTCGCTCCGCTCTCGAGGAACGCGCGCATGAGCAGGAAGTCCTCGAACGGCTGGATCGTCTCGGCGCCGCTCTCGCAGAGCTCGCGATAGCGCTTCCACAGCGCCAGGCGCACGCCGCGCTGGCGCTCGGGCGGCAGCGTCTTCCAGTCGTCGGTGGTGGTCAGGGCCTTCATCTGCTGCTTGGCGCCCAGGTAGTGCGGCGCCTCGGTGATCTTCGTCAGCGCAGCCGCCACGGCGTCCTGCTCGGGGGCGGGGGCTTCGTCCTCGAACTCGGCTTCCGGGTGCGGCCCCGGGCCACCGGACGCCGCTGCGTCACGATAACCATTGGCGCGCTCGTCCTCGACCGGCTCCTTGGCCGGCGCGTGCTGATCGAAGGGCGCCGGGCGCACCTTGGCGTCGGGCTTCACGCGGCTGAAGGCGACGCCGTCCTTGTAGGTCGGGATCTTGCCGTCATCGCCCGGCTCATCGCCGCTGAGCGTATAGATCGTATCGGGCGGCGCCCGCGTAGGCTCGGACGCAGCGGCCGCAGAGCCCGACGTGTCCGGTTGCCGCTCCGCACCCTGGGCGCCATCCGTCGCGGTAGCGCCCTCCGCAGTAGTAGGGCGCTCGTCGAGGCCGCCGTCCTCGAACTCCGCGTCTTCGGCCTCATCCTGGGCCTCCGCTGAGGCGTGGAGCCCCTCTTCTGGTTCGGCCGTCGGATTGGCGGCGGCGACGCCAGCGGCCTTCCTGGCGCGTTTCTGGGGCTTTGCAGCCTCGAAGCCGTCAGCCGACAGCAGCGGCGCGCTGGCCTCGAGGCGCCGCTCGCCGAAGTCCTGCACCTCGTCGTCGGTGAGCACGCCGAGGATGACGCCTGGCTTGTAGGCGCGCACCCACTCGCGCTTGCCGCGATAGCCGAGTTGGCTGTCAGCGTTGCCTTCCCAGGCCGCCGTCGGATTTTGCGTGCCCTTCTTGAAGGTCTGCCACTCGCGCACGGAGCCGTCGATCATCTTCACGCCGAACGGATACTTCCCGGGCTCGAGAGCGTCGTATTGCTCCTCGGTGAGCTCGGCGTCGGTGATGTAGATGCGCCGCTCCGGCTTGCCGCGCTCGCCGGTGTAATAGGTGCGCAACTCGATGCCGGTCTTAGCCTGCAGGGCGGCGTCGACGAACTTCCCCTCGAGCATAAGCTTGCCGTAGACGACGCTGGCGCACTGCGCGACGGCGAAGGGCGAGAAGCCCAGGCGGTCCGCAAGCTCGACGACCTGGATGCAGTTGGCGATAGCGGTGTCGCGGTCGCCACCCTTGAGCGTTTCCGGCACGAGGTTCGACTGCGCCATCACAGACGCGATGCGCCCGTAGTGCTCGAACCGCGCGGTGTCGAAGACAGGGACGAGGTCGGCGACGGGCACGCGCTGCGGCCGCACGGCGACGGCGGTGGTTTCGGGGTGGTCTTCACTCATGGTCTTCTCCTAGCGCCTGGCGCTGATGTTGGTTTTGGAATCTTGGAACACGCGGCAGCCGGGCAGCACCAGCTTGTCGGCGCGGCCGGCGGCAGCGGCTTCGCGCACCGCGCGCGCCAGGGCTTCCATGATGACGCCGTTGCCCAGGAAGGGGCCCAGCGGGCCCAGGCTGGCCATCAGCGCGTCGGCGTCGAGGATGGTGTGCGTCCAGAACTTCGTCACGCTGGACGTCGAGCCGCCGGCGCTCACGCGAGAGAGGTTGCCTGTCGCGCCGGATGCCGCGCGCTCGTTCTGCTCGGCCTGCCGCTCGGCTTTCGCCGCGGCCTTCCCTGCATAGCCGGCGGCGTCGCGCGCGATCCCGGCCTGGGCGTCCAGCTGGCGCATGTCAGCCTCGGCGGCCTCCATCTCCTCCTGGCTCTTGGCTTTGCGGATCCGCTCGGCAGCTTCGCCGGCCTCTCGCGCCAGCCGGTCGGACTCGTCCTGCTTGCGCTGTTCCTCCGCGCGCGCCTCCTGGGCCCGGCGCTCGGCCTCGCGAGCGGCGGCGAGACGCTCGGCCTCAAGCCTGACAGCCTTCGCCTTGTTGTAGATGCCGACGCGCGTGGTAAGGCGCGCGACGACGCCCGTGTCCTTGTCGGCCAGCAGTTCGCCAGCCTCGCCGAACCACGCGTTGATGACACGCTGGCCCTCGAGGTAGGGGCGCCCGACGTCGGTCCTGGCCTCCTCAAGGCGCTTCAGGACGCCCTTGGCCTTGATGACGTGGTCGCTGAGCTTGGTGGTGTCCTCGTCGCTTTCGGGGGCCTCGGGCAGCGCGAAGCTGTCGGCCTCGACCTGGGCGACTTCGGCCAGGAGATCGGCGTACTCGCGCTCGAGGCGCGGGTGCAGCTGGTCGGCGCGATCGAGTGGCGGCACATTGGCGCCCATCGTGGCGCGGGGGTTGGTGGCTTCTGACATCGGATCGTCTCTCGCGTGGTGTTGGGCGACTATGCGCGCCGTAGCGTGGCTGTTCAATCCCCGAAGTGATCGCGCTCGCCCGGCGCCTCGTCCTCCGGTCCCCAGCCGAACTCGTTCATGTGCACCTGCGGCGCGGTCTTGTGCTCCACCGTCGTGTGCACCGGCTCGGCGCGGCCCCAGGGCCTGTCGGGACCGAAGCGCTCCATGCAGTCGCGGTAGGTGGCGAGCGCCGCCGCGCGCTTCCTGAACCCGGCCAGGTGGTAGGGGCCCTTCCACGGCTCGATCACCGGGAACAGCACCGGCGGGATGCCGGCCGCTGTCGGCTTCTGAAAAAATACCCAGGCGAAGCTCGGGTGGTGGGCCTGGTCGTAGTGGGCCATGGCGATGAGGTGGTCGCGCTCTTCGTCGGTGGCGCCGTGGATGATGCTCTCGTCCTCGAGGATCGCAGCCATCATGTGCTGGCGCGCGATCTGGTAGTCGGCGCACTGGACGTCGTAGGCGAAGTCCTTGATGTGGCGGTCGACGTAGCTGGCCAGGGGCTTACCGCGCCAGCCGCCCAGCGTCTTCAGGTCGCCGACGGCTGGCGGGATCAGCTTGTCGAACCTGGCGCAGTGCCGCATGCCGGTCTCGTCGGTGTAGAAGTAGCTGACTTCGGCCAGCACCGGGAACTTCGAGCCCACGCTGAAGAGCTCGCGCATCTCGTCGGTGGAGTATTCGCCGATGGCGAGCTCGCGCATGGCGCGGATCGCGAAGTCGGCCTCGGCGTCGATGGCTTTCAGGTCTCGCCCAGCCCCGGTCCGGCGCCTGAACTCGTCCAGCACGTTCTCCCACACCGGCTGGTCGGGCAGGTAGAGCTCGGCGGCCTCGGCCCAATCCTCCTTGGTGAACGTGCTCGAGCGCGCCGGATAGACGCCCGCGTCCTTCAGCGCCGCCTTGATCTTCGGGATGGTGAAGAGCGCGTCGGGATAGTCCTTCTTGGCCGGCTCGACGACGTAGCGGGACTCATAACTGTGCATGCCCTCGAGGAGCGCGGCGTGGCAGGCTTCGCCGAACAGTAGCTCCTCGGGGTTGTCGTCGTTGCGGATGAAGGGGCTGAGGTACTTCCAGTAGTAGCCCTCGCCGCGCAGCCAGAGTGTGCCCTTCTTAGTCGAACCCATCGCGCCTTCGGCCAGGTAGTCGGCGAAGGGGAGGCCGAGATAGCAACCGTCAGGTCGCAACGGGGGCGCCCTTCGTCCGTCCGCCGCCCCGCGACGCCGCGCCGCCCTTGGCGCCGGCGCTCGCGGCCAGGCCCTTCTGCGTGGCGAACGAGCGTCGGTCGGCTGGAACGCTCTGGCCGCCCTTGCGGGCAATCTCGCGGCGTTTGTCGGGGTCCATGGCGGCGAAGCCGCGCCACGCGCGGGGTTTGGGGGTGTCGGTCATTCAAATAGCCTTCCTTGGGTTCCGGGCGCCGGTGTCAGCGCCCACACGATTGCCGTCAGTCTTGGGTTGCGGGAGGGCCCGCGGCGCCCGGTATTGACGATGGCGCCGGCGAGCTTCAATTCGGTCGTGCGCGGGCCGATGCTCTCGTAGGGCGCGCCGAGTGTCATGGAGAGTTCGTAAGTGGTCTGGTCGCGCTTGCGCAGAGCAAGCAATATCCGCTCGCGCAGGCTGGGCGCGACGGGCTCGATGAAGTCCGCCGCCGCCTCTGACGTTGGGCCGCCCTGGAAACCGGGCGTCTCCGGGTAGCCCCTCCTGCTCATGCCGCCGTCGCCTTCGCTGCGTTGCGCAGGTTCCAGACCAGGTTGTGGCGCACCATGGCGCTGCCCTCGCCGCGCAGGCGCCCCTTGGGTTTGAGCATCACCAGGGCCGGGCTCGGGTCGAGGAAGCGCAGGTCATGCTCCTCGCCGTCGACCACGTCGATGACGGTATCGCCCAGCATGAACCATCCCGGCGCCTCGGCGCGGTCGTGGTCGGGCATGACGGCGGCGATGTTGCGCCCGGCCAGCAGATGCGCCACACCCTCGGCGGCCGTCTTGTCGGCGAGGCTGTAGGTCAGGTGCCAGTTGCCAGGCACGCGACGATGCTGGTGCGGCCAGTTCGTGTAGTCGTAGAACCGGGCCCTGGGGAAGCGGTCGAAGACGGTGAGCCCGTCGAGCTCCTCGCGCTCGAACCCAATATCGCTCGTCCCGTTGAGCCGGATCGCCAGCGTCATGCCGTTCGCGTCGGCGGCGTGCTGCATGATGTTCAGGTCTTCGACCAGCAGGCGCATGAAGCGCTCGCGCACCTCGAGGTACATCTGCGTGCGCCGGATCCTGGCGTTGGCCACGCGCGCGGTCTGGCCGCGGCCGGCGTGGAACAGGCAGCCCTCGCGGCAGTCCTCGGTGGAGTGCGGGCAGACGCTCTTGCCGCCAGCCAGGGTGTGCGGGGCCAGGTACAGCATGGCGGTGAGATAGCCCTGCGCCTCGCCCTTCGGCGACTTCTCATTGAGGGGCGAGAGCAGTTGCAGCTGGCCTGTGCGCAGGGTCGCCGCGACGCTGTCGATATGATGGGGTCGGCGCTTGAACGCCATCGTTGTCTCCCGTGGTGTAACGTGACCGTAAGGTTGACGCGCCGCGGCGTCAAGGTAGGCTGGCAACACACCGATTCCCGCCGAAACCCAGGAGGCCGACGTGGCCAGGAAACTCGCTGACACCCAAGGTGCGACCATTCATCAGCTGCCCGTGCGCAAGGCCAGGGGCGCGAAGTCCTCGGGCGGCCGCAAGCCCGCGGCGGTGAGCAAGCCCAAGCCCGGGGAGAGCCGCCCGGCCGCGGCGAAGAAGACCCAGCCCACCGACGCCGAGATCCGCCAGGGCCAGCAGGATCGCCTGATCGCGCTGCACACGCGCCACCGCGCGGTCGATAACCGCCTCGAGGTGGCGAAGGCGGCGATGAGCGACATCGCGCTCGAGAAGAAGGAGGTTCGCGCGGCGATCCAGAATGCCGGGTTCCCGCTGGCGACCTACGACGAAGCCTATAGCGAGTTGCGCCTGAAGACGAAGAAGACGGACCTGATCGCCAAGGAGAAGATCAGAGGCCTGATCCGCGAGGCCCTGGGCCTGCCGGCGGGCCCGCAGGCGGAGCTCGACCTGGCCGGCGTGCCCGAGGCCGCGCGCCCAGCGCTGCACTGGCGCGGCGTGGGCTACCAGCAGGCGCTCCTGGGCGAGTTCGCCGACCCTCAGCGCGACGGCGTGCCGCCGGAGGCCGTGCAGGAGTACATGGCCGGGTTCGGTGACGTGACCAAGATCAACGCGCGCGGGCTCAAGTCGCTGAAGGAGGAGGCGCCGGCCGCGCCACCGCCGCCGCTGTTCGTGGGCGAGGATCCGGCGAAGGTCGCGGCGGAAGAGGCGGCGCGGCGCGCTGAGCCGGTAACGCCCAACTCCTCGATCACGGTCGGGGAATACGAGGACGAGTTCGGAAAGCTGGATGATGGCATCGCACTGCAGGCGATCGCGCACCCCGGCATGGGCGAGGTGGTTGATCCTGATGATGCTTCCGAGGGCCCCCTCGACGACGACGTCAACCCCAAGGCGATCGAGGACGTCGAGATCGAGCTCGCCGCCGCCCAGCCCGACTGGACCGACTTCTCGCACGATCCCGACGCGTGGACCGAACTGCAGACGAACGCCTTCCTGACCTGGTTCGCCGAGCTCGGTGACGAGGAGGTCGACATCGAGCACCCTGGCGCGGCGGCCATGTTCGACCGCTGCGTGGCGGCCGAGGAGGGCGGAAGCGGGGGCGAGGCGCTCGAGGACGCGATCCCGCATGATAAGTCGGTGTTCATCGCGGGCCCGGCCCCGGCGGGCGTGCACTACATGCTCTCGGGCGATGAGCCGTTCGCCTCCGGGCGCCAGGCGGCGTACCGCGACGGCGCGGCGACCGACACCATGCGGCCGGGCGCGTTGCCCTACTACGACGAGCACCCGTTCGAGGCGTCGGAGGCCGAGCTCGCCGCGCAGAAGCCGCGCCAGGCGCTACAGGAGCGCAAGCAGGCCGAGGCCGGCGGGTTCAGTGACGACTGAGGCGCTGCCGCGCTACACGTTCTTCGACCCCGGCTCGAAGTTCCTGGGATGGGCGACCGGCGACGGCCGGAGCCTGCCCCAGGTGGGCGCGTTCAGCTTCGTGCAGACCGGCGAGAATTACGGCAAGATGCTGCGCCAGGTGGCCGACGCGGTAGGGGAGCACCTCGATACCTTCCGGCCCGCTGAGGTTGCCTACGAAGAGCCCGTCCTGATCTTCAACCAGCGCTACAAGGGCAAGGATGGCCACTGGCACAAACGCAACGACAACCTCGCCACCCTGCGCAAGACCATTCCCATCGGCGTGCGCATCGAGGAGATCTGCGACCGGCGCGGCATCCCCTGCCGCGAGACGTCCATCGAGTCGGTGAAGAAGGAGCTCGCCGGGTTCGGCGCCGCGACGAAGGACGATATGGTCGCCGCCGCAGAGAAGCTCGGCGTGGCGCTGCCCGATGGCCCGCGCGCGAAGGACGCCGCCGACGCGCTGGGCGGCTGGCTCCTATTGCTGCGCTACAGAAACCGCGTATTGTCGGCGGAGTTCGATAAACGCTTATGGGGCTCGCGCCGCGGCGCCCTGATCTGACCGGAGCACCACCCGGGTGTTGAGATCCAAGAAAACCAAGCCGTGCGGCCGTTGCTGCAACCTGGCCCTGATCCCGGAGAACGAGAGCCACCGGGCCGGCGGCTACCGCGTGGGCTACTGCTGGGCCGGTCCGATCCCCTGGCGCGCGACGAACGAGCTCGTGCACGGCTGCAAGACGTTCGACGTGGTGCAGAAGCGGTGGAACCCTGAGAAGCAATGGTTTTGGCCGCAGGAGAAGCGCGATGGCGGAAGGCAGGACGGCGTGGCCGAAAGTTGAGGATGACTGGTTCGTCGAGCCCCCGGGCGCGACCCACTTCCTCCTGACGTTTGAGTATTTCACCGGGGGCATCTGGGACCCCGCATGCGGCCAGGGGAACATCGTCGAGGCATGCCTACTGGACGGCCACGACGCGGTGGGCAGCGATCTGCGCGACCGGCTCACCAAGTACGACCAGGCGCACCTGGGGCCGCGCTATCCGATCCAGGGCTCGTGCCCGTCGTGGTTCCTGGGGACGATGGACTTCCTGCAGCACCCGCTCGAGGGGCCCTACCGCCCCAACATCGTCTGCAATGCGCCCTACGGCCGCGCGAAGCTCGCCGAGGCTTTCATCAGGAAGGCGGTGACGCTGCCGGGCGTGCAGAAGGCGGCGTTCTTCGTCAATTCGAAGTTCCTCTTCGGCGCCGGGCGCGCCATGGGCCTGTTCAGGGACCATCCGCCACACCGCGTCTATCCGGTGTTCCCCAGGCCATCGTGCCCGCCTGGCCAGTTCCTGCTGGATGGCGGCAAGGCCGAGGGTGGCGTGGAGAATTTCGTGTGGCTGGTCTTCGCTCCCGCGGAGCCGTTCTCGGGGACCGAGTTCATCTGGGCCGGCCGCGGATCGTCGGACGCGCCGGTACACCACATCTCACCCGGCGCGCCCTAACGATCGGGTGGACCCTGCGCTGGCGTGAGACTGCGCCGGCGCGCCAGCCCGGCGCTACTGATTTGGATAGCAGCGCGCCACCGTGACGCAAGAGGGCGCCTTGACGACGTGGCGTATGCGGAGGAAGGATGGGGGTGGCGGCGGTGGTGCGTTCAACACCTACCGCCGCCCGAGACACAAGCCCTTGGCGGGAGTGCTTATGCCCATGCGCATCATAGCGCACCGAATCAACCGATCAACAGTCCAGGTGGTTCCTGTCCACAGGCGCCGCGCCTGATGGCGAAGCTGCCGATCATGAAACTCTTCGTGCCCGACGTCGTGTCGGACACGATCACGCTCAGCGACGCGGAGTTCGGCGCCTACTTCCGCATCTGCATGGCGCTCTGGCGTCACAAGGGCGTGCTTCCGCTGGACGACGACCTGCGCAAGATCGCCGGGACGTCGCCGAAAAATTGGCCGAAGCGATGGCCCAGGATCGTCCGCTACTTCGTGGTCGACGGGGTCTGGATCACCCACTCGAGGATCACCGAGGACCTTGCCGCGCTGGGGGTGCTCGCGCCGCCAGTGGATTCCCGCAGGAGTCCCAAAGTGGCTCCTGGCACGGGAACTTTTGGAATCCCCGGGGAGTCCAACCGCTCCGATAAGCCATTGGAATCCTTAGACCCGGTTTCGCCTCTCGCGCGCGCGCGCCAGCCACAGCTACAGCCAGAGCTAGAACCAGTGTCTGGTCTTCCTTCGGAAGCCCAGCCACCGCGCGCGCCCGATGATTGGCCTGATGGTGGGATCGATGCCTGGTCCAAGCACCTCTGCGCGCTCAGCAGCGGCAAGCTCGACACCAGCAAGAGCCTCAGCCTCATCACCGGCGGCCGCGTCGTAGCAGAGTGGAAGCTCGCCGGCGCCTCGTTCAGCCTGGACGTGGTGCCGGTGGTCGTGGGGCTCTGCCAGCGCCAGAAGCGCAACATCGCGTCGTGGACCTACTTCGACGGCGCGGTTCGAGACGCGCTGGACAACCGCCGCGAGAGCGGCGCCCTAACACCCAGGAGGCACGGACGTGACGACAAATTTGCCCGCAAGCACGACAACCTTGCCCGTGCTCTCGTTGGAGCTCGCGGCGCTGTTGCGCGAGAACGCGACGACATGGGGGGCGGCCCGAGCGGTGATTGAACGCGGCCTCGTGGAGCAGCTGGGCGCTGCGGTGCCCAGGCTGCGCGAAGATGCAAGGCGCCCAGCCGGGGTGGAGGGAATCGTAGGCGTCCTGACCCCGTGGTTCGCGACCTACCCGCAGCCGCAGCGCTCCGAGCAGGAGTGGGAAGCGTGGTGGCGCGCCTACGCCCTGATCTGCGAGAATATCAGCGCCGCAGCGCTACACGGTGCCATGCTGGCCTGGGCGAGGCGCCCAGAGTCGGAGTTCCTACCGAAGCCGGGCCAACTGGCCGCGATCGCCCAGGAGACGCCTACCGCGGCGATGCGGGACGCAACCCACGCCTGGCAGGTGCTGAGCGCGTGCCGCGACATGCTGCAGCCACCGCGCGAAGACACGAGCGCGGCCGATGAAGAGCGGCGCCGCCAGCGGCGCGCGGACATCGCCGGGCTGCTGAGCGACTTCAAGTCCAAGAGCCTCCCGGCGGTCGAGCGCTCCCAACGCGTCCTGCAGCGCGGCGCCAAGGGCGCCGAGATCCCAGATGCCGAACTTCCGTACAGCGGCGGCACGCTGGCGCCCGGCTCAGCGCTGACGCCGCAGATGCTGCGCTTGCTCGGACGGCCAGTGCCCCAGGCACCCCCGCCGGCCGACGACTTCGAGTTCAGCGAGGAGGCCGGCGGATGATGCTGCATCCGAACGCTGCGATTCGCGTGCTGCGCAACGAGCTCGAGCGCCTCGGCGAAGCGCGCATCAGCCTGGTCGAGGATGCCAACGCCGATCGCCGCCGCCTCGAGCACCGCGAGGTGAACTACATGGCGACCCTGCGCATCCAGGCTCGCCAGGCGTCGGCAGCTTTGCTGCTCGACCAGGTCGACCGCGAGAGCGCCGAGCTGCGCGATGCGATCGCCTGCATCGAGGCGGTGTTCGAGTACGACCAGCAGCAACTGCCGTTCGATGAGGTGGCCGCCTAGTCATCCAACCGTGGCTTGACGCCCGGGCCGACCCGCCGCACCTTGCCGCTCGCGCCACCCCGACGCACTGCACCACCGCGAGCCATGAGACGACGATGCGCCTGGACCTGCACGTCCACCACCACTACGACGACTTCAGGATCCGCGCCCTCTTCGCCGAGCTGCTCCGGCCCATCCTGCAACGAGAGGAAGCCATCATGGCCCTTACCGCCAAACTCCAAGCCGCCGTCGACGCCGCCAACGCCGGTGTCGCCCAGGCCAACAACGAGCTCGAGGCGATCGCCGCCGCCCTGGTCGGCTCGCCCGACGTCGCCGCCGCCGCGGTCGCCGCCGCTATGGCCCGCGTGGGGATCGACGAAGACGCCGCCGCCGATGCGATCAACTCGGCGCGCGTGTCGGTGCAGGAGCACGTCGACTCGGTGTTCCAGAAGGTCGGCGTGCCGCAGCCGATCCCGGTGCCCCCGGTTCCGGTCGGTCCCGATCCGCTGGTGTTCGATGCGCCCGACCTGGCGGCCGCCACGGTGGGTCAGGGCTACACGGGCCAGGTGCACGCCAGCGGCGGCGCCAGCCCGATCACCTACGCGAGCTCGCCGCCGGATGACAACGGGATCACCTTCAATTCGGACGGCTCGTTCAGCGGCACGCCTGGCGAAGCGCGCGACACCTCGTTCAGCCTGACGGCGACGGACTCGTCCTCACCGCCGCTGACGGCCAACGCGACTGTGACGATCTCCGTGGCGGCCGCCGCTGTGATCGAGCCCGAGGCCGCGCCGACGGAAGATCCCGCTCCGACCGAAGGCGCCGGCGTAGACCAGGCACCCGCGGAAGCAGCAGCGCCCGACGCCTGACGAGATACGGAAGAGGGCGATGATCGAGGGCCCAGCTATCCGGCTGGGCCCTTTTCGTGCGCGGCGTCCTGCCTCTCCTGATGTTGGGAGAGGGCTTGGCGGGCGGCTTCGATTGCGACCTTCAGCTTCTCGATGTTCATGACGATCTGGCCCGTTCTAGGCTTCGTGAACTCGGTCGCCATCAGGGCTGTATCGTAGAGCGCCAGCATCTCAATCAACGCCCCCCGCATCCTGTCCCGCTGTTCCTCGGAGGTGCGGAGGGCTTGGGCGGCTTCTCTGAGAAGGGGGCATGGCCATGCGAGATAGATCAGCTTGTCTGCCAACTTCTCCAGTCTCTCGGTCAGTCCTTCCGGGGTTGTGTTGGTGGGTTCAGTCATTTGGTTTCTCCCGGGATTTCTTTGCCATCAGAGGTGTCCTCTTTTCGCGGGCAGTCGCACCACGGATTGCACCAAGTGCAGCGCTTCTTCTGGCAGACCACTTCCTCGAACTTGGTGGTGACCCAATGTCCAGATGGGTTGGCTCCGGATGGGGAGCGATAGGCTTTCGGGGGCGGCACGAGTTCGCAGCATTCGGCTCTCGAACCGCCATGGCCGGGGCAATCAACGCACGCCATCTCGCTTTCCGGGTTCATGTTCGGGCTCTTGGCGCGGGGTTCAGAACTTCGCCGTTGGTGACGTGGCCGTGCCAGCAGGTATCGTTCTCACAGTTGATCGACGGCGTGATGGTCGGCGCATCGGGTGTTCCGCCAGCGAGGGTCCAGACGAAATCAATGCCCGGCCCCGGTGCGATGGGCACAGAACACTCCACGCCCGCTCGGCGCTGGCATGGAAAGGCGCAACGCTTGTATGTTCCGTCTGGCCGCAGGCCCTTGAGGTAAGCGCGGTCGGTCATCCCAGCGACTCTTGTTCCACCACGATCCAGCCGTCGCCGTTGCAGGCGCTGCATTCGTAGTGGCGGCTTGAGCAGCCATAGAGCGCGCCGGGATCGCGGACCTCTTCATCGAAGCCGCCGTCACCACCGCAGGCATCGCATGTGACCTGGGTTAGCGCGACACCTCCGACCGCCTGCTTCAGGTCCCGGGATGGGCTATCCATTGTTCTTCTCCGAAGGAAAGCGGGTCACGAGCGGTTCCTATTCGCGCGGTGGGCCTGCGCTTCCGCGAACGTCATGCAGGGCAGGCCGACAGGACAGACCTTCACATGGTCCGGCCGGTACTCGCAGAACCGCATCGGCGGGTTGTGGGGGCAGTCGGGGCGCTCATCCCGGTTAGCCAGCATGCGGAGGGTGTCGGCGCACTCCCTGAGTGCTGCGCGCCGCTCGAAGGTGCCGTCTGGCTCCATTTCGGCCTGAGTTTCCCAGGTCTCAGCGAGTTCGAGCGCGAGAGCCTTGCTGATATCCGTCATTTCACTTCTCCGAAGGAAAGAGCTTGGCGTGGAGGGCGGATGCAAGGTCTCTAGTGGTTGACCACCGGCCACCGTTGATCACCCTCGCCATCTCCTCCGCGCTCGCCCGCTGTTTGAAGGTGGAGAGGGTGGACTCGGCGGCTTGGGCGCGTTGGCGCTGCTCGGCGCGGTCGTTGACCATCCAGCGCACGCCA